TTCCCAAGCTGAATGTCGGGAGTTCGATCCTCCTCGCCCGCTTTAGCAGACCCTAGTTTCCTCGACTGGATCTGCGAGGCCCTGCTCGGGCCGCTGCCACTGAACAGCATTGAGCGCAACGCCGACCCAAGCCCCCGGCCGCTAACCGGGGGCTCGGCGTTTTTGGGCTCAGTCAGGTGGTGCGGGGTGCAAGAAAATCAAGGGGTACCTCTGGGTTTGATGTGTACCGGCTGTGGAAAAGGGCAAGGGGTATCGACTCCCGGCCTATCCATCGGCTCGAATGTGGGGCGGGTTGAGCCGGATCTGGGCCTGCGTGTGTAGGTCACCAACGGCGGGTTATCGGTGGAGAGGCTTCATGGCTCGCTGGAACGTCGAAGTGATCAGCCCGAGCACCGGCGCTCAGCGTCTCGTGGAAGTCAGGGCTGCCTCGTCCGATGAGGCTCGGACCATCGCCTCGGACATGCAGATCGGCGTTGTCGGGACGGCGGTGCGGCTGCCCGACCTCCCGCCCACAGACGAGCAGATGGCGGCGGTGCTGGATCGGTTGACGATGATCGAAGCCGCGGCGATGAGAATCGCGAAGTCCCGATTGGTTGAGCGGCCGCGTCGGTCTGTCGCGTGGGGGATCGTTCTCGGCGTTCTGTTCTTGATGCTGATCTGGCTCGTGTTGCTGCTGAGCGTGGTGGCACTGAATGCGATCTTTGCAGTATCGCTGATGAACGAGTTGACGAAGCGAGCTCAGACGAATCCCGCTCCTGCGCCGAGTTCGATCTTGTCCACGCCCCGGGAGCCTGGGCGTCTCTCTCGATGAATGGAGTTCTGTCGTGCCCGATTGGAAGATCGAAGTCATCAGCCCGCGGGATGGAACAATCTCGCACGTGGAGGTCAAGGCTCCGACTGCGGAGGTCGCGCGTCAGGCTGTTGCGCTCACGGGTGCTGGAGTCGTCGGCGCGGCGACGCTTATCCGCCTGGATGCCGATCCGGTAGTCGTCACGGCTGCGCGTCCCGACGATCAGCCCGAGCGGGAGCTCGCGGACCTGCGGCCGTCGGTGCTGCTGATGGTGCCTCCCGTGTTTGGCCTGTGCGCCTGGTCGTCGCTCACGTACTTGCTCATCGCGATGGTGCCCGGACCGATGGAGGCGCTGCTCGCGCTTGTCGCCGGCTGCATGGCCTTCTGGTCGATCGTTCGCGTGCTGGACTGTGCGATGTACATTCATCGCACGCGACTCGTGCTCACAAGCCAGAGGGTGATTGCCCGCGGCGGCACGCTCTTTACAACGAAGCGCATGGAGTCTCCGCTCCGGTCTGTGGAGACGATCGGCACGGCGAACACGCTGTGGGGAAGCGTGCTGGGTCTCTGGACCGTCGGCGTGTCATTCAACGGCGGCACTCGGACGCAGATCCGCGGCGTCGCCGAGGCTCCCGTGGTTGTTGAGAAGCTCAATCGAGCCATCGAGCAGCAGCGACGGCGCTGAGCGTCAGTTCCCTTTACGGACTCCCAGACATGCCCGATCTAGAAACGAAGCGCAAGCCCCGTGTCCGCATGACCCAGGTGCAGGCCGCGACCCCCGCGGGCAGGAAGCTCGTTGAGTCGATTCTCCAAGCGTGCCATGACGGGCAGATCGAGTACCGCGAGGCCGAACAGGTCTTCACGTGTCTGGCGGCGGTCGGCGAATCGATCCCCGCGGCTGGATACCTGCGCGTCATCCTGATGGAGTCGCTCGAGGATGGCTCGATCGACGAGCACGATGCCTATCGCCTCAAGCAGGCCTTCATCGACGTCGTTCCGCGCGAGGTTAAGCCGGTCATCGAGACCCACCTGCAGGGGATCGGGCTTCCGGCTCCCGAGGTGGTGTCGCACATCGACCAGCCTCCGTGGTGGTCGGACCCGATGACTGGCAAGCAGGCGCAGTTCATCGCCAGCCTGGGCGGCGTCGTGCGTGGCGACATGACCAAGGGCCAGGCGAGCCTCCTGATCGATCAGTTGCTCAATCGCCAACCGCCGACGCCGCGGCAGATCATGCTCCTTCGCTTCTTCAATCGCCTCGACCTAGCGGACTCTTCGCGCGAAGAGATCAGCGGGTTCGTCGCGGAGCTCACCCGCTCCGATCCCGAAGCGATGTTGTACTGGGATCGGTTCAAGGCCCAGACTCAGCAACCCAAGGGATGCCGCGATCCGCTGGTCGTGCCGATCGGCGCGTACGCGAAGATGAAGGCGGGAAAGACCTTCACGCCCAGCATCGCTGGATCGAACGGATCTCGGCGGCGAATCGTCGCTTTGATCATCGCTCTGATCGCCTTCATCGTCGCCTCAGCGCTCGTTCAGACGCTGCTGGGGGCGTAAGGCGATCACCCTTGCTGACAACCGGGTTATTTGGATATTCACTCCACTCATCTAGGGGCAACTGAAATCCGAACAAGCAGTGGAACCACTGGTTGTGAGCAGGCTGGCGTTGTCAATGGCCTGGGGACGCCCGATACTTCATCGTGCTGAATGCACGCGGCGAATTGGGTTTGCTTGATCCGCCGCCCTGAACCCGGAAAGGGAATACCGATGTCCGTGCTTGTTCGCGCCAATGTTCGCCTCTTGGAGAGCCCCAAGGTTCTCGAGGCCCATCTTTTTGACCTCGGATTGACGATCTCGGCTCCGGACGACGCGTCCTTGGTCTCTGAGATCCGCGCGGCGCTCATCGGGCACTACATCATTGCCAATCGCGAGAGTCGCGTTCCGTTTGCCGATATGGTTTGCAGCCCGGGCTTTGCTGACGAGGAGCTGTACAACCGGACCCACGTGCTTAAGGGCACGAACGCTCGACGACTCGATCTGCCTTCCGACGTTCGAGAGGCGTTGTCCAAGGCTCTTGGCCTCGTCAATCGAAACGGGACGCATCCGGCTGATTCTGTTCGCCTCGTGGTGGCCGCGTGAGTCAGGTTTCTGGCGAGCCTTGGCTTGCTCGAGATGGGTTGCCGCCAATGACTGGCGAGCACCTTGTTGAGTATCTGCGCGCGAGTGGCGCTGTGATCGAGGTAGTTGTGCACGAGGCCGCAAGGGGTCTTGAGAGACCTCTTTTCATTGCGACGCTCAACGGCCGCTCGATTCCACTGCCGCTGTTTCGCGACCGTCCAATATCTCCGCGGCATGCCCGGGATCTGTGTCAGCGGCTCGGACTACCGGTGCCCTCGAACTGGGCAGTTGTGATGTGACTGGCGATCGGATCTGTGCCTGTCATTTCCCGAGGGCCTTACGCCTACATCGCCGTCGCACGAAGGTGCCTATGGCGATGCAGTTTCCGCCGGCACACCCGAAGCCATCGGTCTAGGTTCGTCGCGGCCCACCATGCGACGCGCACGGCCCGCTTTGCCTGCACGATGCACCCGCACCCCGGAACCTTCGGGGCTCTCACCGTGCTGATGCTGCCCTTGCTCCACAGCTCGAGGCGCTGCCACATCGGCGCGCCGTGAGTCTTCACGCGGATGTTCAGCCGCCCGATCGTGATCGGCGTGTGGACGATGCCCTTGGCATCCGGATGGCGGCCCTCGGGGCAAGGCAGGCCGTAGACCGTGTGCTCGTCCACCGTGTACCCCGACCGCGAGCACACGCCGGCATCGGCGTGCTCGCCGGTCTGCCGCATGTTCGGGCACGCCGCGCAGATGACCGCTCGCGTCACCGTCTGTCCGTCGCGCTTCGCGCCGTTGCGACACGCGATCGTGCCCTTTGTCTGTCCGCATCCGCAGGTCATGGAAGGTTCCCTCCTCCGCCGATAATGCCGCGGCACTCTGGCGTGTCGGTAAAGTACGCTTTGGGGTTCCTTCGGTCGCCAGAGCCTGGTGCGCTGAACTGCTTGAACCCAGAAGATTCGGCTTCGTCAAACTCGCCATTACCAAGATTGAGACGCTGAAGCCTGTAGTACGCGGAGCGTCGGCAGTCAAAGAACGCCCGAACGATGTCCACTTCGCACGCCCCGCACGCCAAGATGTCAGGCGGCGGGGGCTGCCTGCCAAAGCAAGAAAAGAACCCGCTGAATGGGCCGTTGGGGTATGGTTCGGAGGCGAAGCAGTTGAAGGGTTGCGGCGTTACTTGGCTCACCGTCGTGGTGGTGCCGCTAACCGGGTCTGTCCTGATGCGAGTTAGCGTGGCGGAGCCCGACCATTCACAGCAGTCTCCGGGGGTCGCGTTAGGCCGCTGCGACCACGTGACATTGCTCTCGAAGATTTGCTCTTCAACCGTCTCGCCGCCGGCTCGAACGGATCGACTCTTGAAGGTCCATCGCATCCGCGCGGTCATGCCTGCAATCTGGCACTCGTCGGTCGGAATAAGGTATGTGCCAGGCGGCGCGTTTGGGTCGATCGGATTCGGATCGTCGATCATCCTGCACAGAAATGGACAGCAACAATTCGCACACACCGCGTTTGTGCCAACATCGGCACATCGGGCTATCTGTTCTCCCTGCGGCTGAAATGGAAGCGGACAACCTGTGCCATACTCCGGACCTCGGGGTGCCGACGGGTCGAACCACGGCGGCGGGCCGCCCGGCCCCCACGGCGGCTCGCCATTCCACCCATCACCGCAGCACTCCTCGGCGCACGCGGCGGTGGCCCCGCGTCCGCCCTTCCGCCCGCCCTTGCCGTTGATCCGCAGCATCTTCTGGGCCATTCACACACCTCCCTCGCCGCCCGCACTCACGCAGTCATCGGGCGCGATCTGCTCACGGAGAATCCACAGCCGCGCCACCGGCTCCCCCTCGCTGTCGACCTCGCGCACCACAAAGCACAGATCGCCAACGACCGACGGATGAATCACCCAGTCATCTCCGCGGCTCGGCCGCCCGTAGTACGGCGTCATGTTCGCCTGCTCGAATCTCTCGCCCAGCGCCGTGACCGTGTACGTCACGCTCCCGGCCGCCGTCGGCGTGTTGTGGCTGGCGGTCGTGATGCGGCATGGGATCACCATCCGCGCCAGCAGCAGCGCAAAGGCGTGCAGCGCATCGGCGGGCCTTCCGGCAACGCCCTGCTCGCGCACCTGCGCGATCGCCGCGCCCAGCGCGTTGAAGACTTCGGCGGTGATCGGATCACGCCGCTGCACAGTCGGGATCGCCGGCAGCGGCGTCTGGTTCGGCTGCGTGCTCATGGGAACAGCACCCCCGCGTCCCAGGAGATCTCGGGGTAGATCTTGGCGCTGACAAGCCCCACGCTCCAGTCCAGCACCCCGCTGCTGTTCTCCGGTGCCCAGCGCACCAGGTGATCCTCGGCCGCCACAAACTCCAGCACGAACCGCAGCACGCCGTCGACAACCTCCGGGGCTCGAATGCCCCGGAACCGCAGTTTGCCCGCGTTGTAGTTCTGCTTGCCGCTGATGCCATAGGGCCGCGGCACCGCGATCGTGTTGGCGTTGACGCTGTCCAGGTAACTCAGGATCGTGTTGTTGTTCGTCGCGTACCAGCTCGGCGAGCGGAAGACCGTCACGCGGATGATCCTGCGGCTGATCTCCCGGGGCACGCCCTGCCCGTTGGCCAGGGGCCTCGCGCTGGTCGGCGCTCCGGTATCGGGCCGCCAGGGCTGGTAGATGATCACGCTGTCCTTCTCGACATCCTCCTCGCAGAAGGCCGTGTTGGCGATCGCCCGCCGCCGCGCCGCCCCGATCGTCGGCGGCGCAAAGTCGCAGGTCACTTCCCACTGGCGATTGGGCGACACGCCGCCGATGTACTGCGGGTCCATGCTCTGCAGCAGGCTCAGCGCACCCGCGCCAGCGCTGAAGGCGTCGAACATCGCCGGCATACCCGTCGCCGCGTAGACCGCATCGAGATCATCGGCCCCGAGCACGCGGTAGATCTTCCGCCCAACATACCCGTCGGTGGTGCGCCGCAGCGACGGCGCCTTGCCCGTAGCCGTGATCAGTTCCGCCGTCGCCATGGTCGCTTCCTTTCACCTTCGCAGCTTCTTCCCGGTCCTCCACCGGTTCCCACCGGGGCAGGTGCGGCGTCTTCGCCGCGGAGGGGGCGCATTCATTTGGCCATTTGACCACTTGCCCATTTGCCCATTTGCCGCGTCTTCGCGGCTACCCAAACACCGCCCCCCCGTCCCTGGCCGCGATCTTCTCCAGCAGCACCACGGCCCGCTGCACACCCGCCGCGGTCTGCTGCGTACTCGTGGCCGTCGCCTGAGCAAAGGCCATCGCGGGCGACACACCAAAGACCTGGGCCGCCAGCCCCGCGTTGATCGCCCCGCCCGCCAGCGTGCGGGCCTGGGTGAAACTGCTCGGCTCGGGCCTGCTCGCCTCGGCGGCAAAGCGTCCGCGCAGGGCCTCGTTGGCGATCAGCGCCCGCGTCCGCTCGCTCTCGCTCAGGCTGGTGTTCTTGAGGATCTCCGCCCGCCGCTGCTCAAACTCCAGCGCCGTGGCCGCCAGGTCCGCGTCCTTCTGCCGCCCCTGCAATCGCAGGAGTTCGATGCGGTACTGCTCCTCCTGCAGCCGGATCGCCTCGGCGGCCGCGTCCTGCTCCTGCTGCCTGGTCATGTTCATGCGGGCCTGCGTGGCCTCGTAGGCGGCCTGGGCCTGGTCGATGAGCTCCTGCCGCGCGATCGGGTCGGCCACGTCCATCGCCGCGGCGCGGGCCTGCAGGAACGCGGCCTGGGATGAGAAGAACTCCGCCTCGCGGTCATCGCCCCGGCTCTGGGCCAGCGCCGCGCGGCTCTGGGCGATGGCGATCTGGGTCTTCTCGATTTCCTTCTCCGCCGCCAGCCTGCTCTCGCTCTCGGTCTTCATCGCCTTGGCCGCGGCCTCGGCGGTGCGCTTCTGCTCCTCGAGCAACGCGATGGCCGCCTCGCGGCCCCGCAACTCCGCCCGCGCCGCATCATCGAGCCCCTTGTCCTGGGCGATCGCCTGCTGCCTCCGCATCAGGTCAAGCTGAGAGGCCAGCGCCGCGGCGGTATCCTCGTCGCCGCGGGCGCGTGCCTCGCGGATCTTCTGCTCAAGGGCCAGCTCTTCCTTGCGGGCCTCAATGCGCAGCCGATCGGCCCTTGCCTCAAGCGACTGAATCGTGCTCCGTACAATGCCGCTGGGATCGCCCTCGTCGCCGACCAACCCTAATCCGATCTGCACAGTCGTCTGCACGGCGCGTTCATACACACGATTGAGATAGTCCAGGAACCCGGCCGCTGCACCGCCTGCAATCGCGTAGCTCCTGGCCAGATCACCGCCGATGTTCCGGCTGAGCCTGCTGCTTGCTGCGGACAGCTGATCGACCTTGGGCAGCAACTCCGCATACTGCTCCTGATACTGCCGGGTCATCCTGATCGCCACGGCCGTCATCGCCGCAAGAGTGCCCACGCCACCGCCGGCAACACCGAACGCGCGACCGGCCATGATCCACGACTGATTCAGCGTGCGTGCGGACATCTCGCCGGTCGTCTGCACGCGCCGCAGCCCGCGCACGACATCCGCATCGTCCATCGTCGCCACAATCCGCACATCGCTCATCGTGGTGCTCCCGCGTTCATGCTTGCCAAGATCGCCTTGCGTCCGGTGGTGATCCCCAGTTGCCGCAGCAGCGCCGCGGCCTTCTGCGCCAGCCGTTTCTTGAACTCCACGATCCGCGCGTGGGGCTCGCGGTTGGACACCATGATCGTGCTCCGCTCCGGGGTGTGCTCGGCTCTGCCGACTCCGCCGTAGACCTTGGCCCGCACCGTCGTCAGCCTCGGCCTGCCGCTCCTGGTGCGCGTCTTGCCGAAGATCAGCACCCCCTGCCCGCCGCTGGCCATGTACAGATCAAGCTCGGTCCGGCTCCGCCGGTGCCGATCGTCCGCGTCCTCTTCCCACTTGCGCAGTTTGGTCAGCCGCGTCCGCAGTTCCCGCAGCCGCAGTTGCATCGCGCTCGACCGCCGCCCCTGGGCGATCGTCGCCTCGGCCGACCGCAAACTCCGCTCGGTCTTGTCCACGGCCATGCGCGCCACCTGCAGTTCCTTCCACCGCTCGACAACCTGCACCGCCAGCCGATCGGCCCACTGCTCGGCAAAGCGGCTCTTGCGCACCTCCGGCACGGGAAACGGGCCGATGCCCGCCTGGTTGCCCGCCATCGCCCACGCGCGGCTGTACCGCATCGTGTCGCGCGGGCTCACGGCCAGCACCGCCCGCATCGCCGTGCGGAAACTCATCCGCATCGCTTCCACACGCGCGCCGGGGATCCTCCGCCGCGCAAACTCGATCCGCTCCTTCAGCGGCCGCACGTTCACGCGTACAACCATCGCCCCGGTGCTCATGGCCTGCCCGCTTCCTGCGTCATGCGCACAAGTTCAAAGGCCACAAGCTGCTCGCGCAGCCCCGGCTCAAAGGCGTCGATCTCCCTCGGGTCGATCGCAAATCGCTCGCACACCCGCAGGTGCATGTACAGCCCGGTGTACGCCAGGCCCGCATCGGCCTTGCCGACAAGGCCCAGGAGCCGTTCATCGTCGGCCTCCGCCGCGGTCGGTCGTTGCCTCTGCTCGCCGCGGCCCGAGCGGATCAGTTTCCCACCAGCCCCAGCTGCTGCTCCCTGCCCAGCGCCGCGCCGCTGGTGTCCTCAAGGGCCGCTCGCAGGTGCCGCAGCAGCCTGTGCGTCGCGGCCCGGGCCGCCTCCTGCGGGCTTGAGGCGTGCTCCTGGGCCGCATCGCGGCAGATCGCCTCGGCCGCCTGAGCCAAAGGCGATTGGCCCGCGGCAAAGAGCGGGTCATCGAGCATTTGGCCGATGATCGCCGCCGCCGCGGCCCGGTCCCTGGCCTTGCGCGCACCCAGCGTCGTCGGCCCGGCCTCGAGCCCGACCAGCCGCACAAACGCGTCCTGCAGTTCCTGGGCCGTGACCAGTCCGAGCAACCTCTCGGCCAGCTCGCCAAGGGCCTCGGGGCTGTCGCCGGTGGCCCACGGCTTGCCGCCGTTGACCTGCGCGTCGCACATCTTCCCCGCCACGGCCACCCGCGCGGCCATGAGCGTCAGGTTGTGGTCGGCGCGGCTTCTGGACGGCCCGGCCGCCCCGGCCCCGGCGCCCTTGCGGACCGCCGCCGCGTCGTAGATCGCCCCCACGGCGTTCTCGACCGCCGCCACATCGCGGGCGCTCAGCCCGCTGAGCACCACCGAGCACCCGCCGATCGGCACCGCCTCGCTGGCCATCGCCCGCGCAAATCCCGCCAAACTGAACATCGCGCCCATTCCTTTCCGCTTTGCCCTTTGCTGCTTTGCTGCTTTGCCCTTTGCCCTTTGCCCTTCCCACCCCCCCCTTACGCCGTCGCGTCCCAAGCGTCCTCGATCGCGGGCATGTTCTTGCACCGGATCGTCAGCGTCCAGGTGTCGTGGCTGTCGGTAGAGCTGCTCAGCACCGCGTTGGTCACGCGCGAGCGTGCGAAGGTCTGCGTCACGCCCGAGGTTGCGCCGAAGTACGCCAAGCGCGTGATGCGGAGGTCCACCTCCGAGCGCAGGCCCGCGGCGGTGTGGGCCGGGCGCAGGGCCGCCACGGCGTTGTCGGTCCCGCTGAAGGTGCCCGTGGTGACCTTGATCACCAGCGTCAGCTCCCCTTCCTGCTGGCCGAGCACGTAGGTGCTGCCAAGCACGCCGTACTGCTCATCGGTGTACTCGCGCGGGCCGGGCTCGGTGATCTGCAGGCTCTGCGGCACCACGCCGAGGATCTCCTCGAACGTGCCCGAGCCCGCGGGCTTGATCTCGACCTTGCCGCCGGAGTTAAAGTGCGTGTTGTTGCCCGAGTTCTTGGCCGCCATGGTTCATGCTCCTTTGTTTGCTGCTCTGCCCTTTGCTGCTCTGCCCTTTGCTGCTCTGGCCTTTGCCGATTTGCTGCTTTGCCCTTTGCTGCTTTGGCCTCTCGGCCCGCTCATCCCACCTGGAACGCCGCCTGAATCACCGTCACCTCCGTCAGCCCCGCCCGGTCGTGCGCATCGGCGACCGTCGCCCGCACGCACGAGGCCACGGCAAAGTCCGCCGCGGGCACGGGGGGCTGTCTGCTTGAGCCCATGGCCAGCAGCGCCCGCAGCAGCGTCTGCACCGCCTGCGGGTGCCGCCACGCGCTGCGCTGCTGCTGGTTCTGGCTCTCAGCGGGCGAGCCTCCGCTGCGTCCGCTGGGCGTCACAACCTCGAGCTCGACCGTCACCTCGCTCATGCTCACGTTGACATTGCCCTGCGCATCGGGCGGCGTGGCCCCGTGCCGCGTGGCGGTGTACGAAACGCCGTTGATCCTGATCCACGAGCCGGGGATCGGCGCCGCTCCCTCGTGGTCCTGGTCCGACGGATCGCCATCACCAACATCCGCATCAGGGTCCGGCTGGCATCCGATCAGGGGCAGGTACTCGGCAAAGACCTCCTCGGGGTGCCCGGCGTTGGCCAGCACCTTGGCCGTAGCCATGAGATATTCCACCAGCGCCTTGTAGAGTCCGGCGTGATCCATCATCGCCATCGCGTGCGTCCTTTGCTTTTACCCGGCCTTGGGCCCGGTGGTTGAGAGCACCAGAAACTTGCCGTCGCTGACGCTCCTGGCGTCGGCGATGTGCCGCGTGATATCACCGTCGATCAGCGTCCACCCTCGCTCGGGCCGGTACTGCGTGCCGTCCTGGTTCAGGTCGGCCAGCAGCACCGTGTACTCGATCGTCGAGCTCCTGCGCGACGCCCCGCCCATGCCGCCGCCGGCATAGATCAGGCTCTCCTCTCCCCGCACCGCCTGCACGCTCAGGCTCACGTCGGTCCCGCCGATCGTGCCCTGCTCGATGTTCATCCGCCCGCTGGCGATGCGCCCCTTGAGCGTGACGGTCCGCCCCAGTACCGCCGCCACCTCCCCGCGCAGATACGCCGCCAGTTGAGCATCCAAGCGCGACTCCTTCCCACGCCACTGCGCCACTCTGCCACTGCGCCACTCCGCCACTTCCCCGCGTCACACGCTCCCCACCTCCACCGCCACCGCCGCCGCCGTGCTGCCGCTGGCCGCGGCGAAGGCCTCGACCAGCAGCGCCTCGGCGCCGCTGGGCGCGGGCAGGATCAGCGCCGCGGGCGTGGTCAACTCCAGCCCAGTGCCGCCTGCCGCGGGGTCGATCGCCACCGGCGAGCCGCGGCCCATCGCCGCCAGGTCCGCCTGGTACTCGGGCGACGGCGCAAAGTCGATGAACTTGGCCCATCGGTATGAGTTTGGGATTTGCCCATCTCCGCCGCTGGCACCGACCAGCACGGTCCCCGTGGTCACCGTCGCGGTGCCCAAAAGGCTGATCGTTCCGTCTCGGCCACCGGCGGCCGCTGGTCCGGCCCGCTGCTGAATGGCCCAGATCGCCACACGCACGCCCGTGTCGTTCACGCCGTCCATCGCCGCGCGAACTTTGAGCATCGCCCGCGGCCCCTCGGGCCCGTTGCGGTCGATGTCCACGCGCCGCACCTGCCGCGCTCCGCCCGCGTTGGCCGGCATCAGCGCCGCCAGCACATCCTGCCGCGTCACATCACCGATCTGCCGCGGCGTCAGCGCCGCCGCCGTATCGGCCGCCAGCACGTTGCCCACAATCGCCACCCTGTTCATGGTCGCTCCGTTTCTGTTTTCGCTCCTCCCCCTGTTCCTACCGGGGGAGGTGCGGCGTCTTCGCCGCGGAGGGGGTGCCTCCGCCTTTGCCTCTGCCACTCCGCCACTGCGCCACTCTGCCACTGTGCCACTTCCCGCCCCGTCACTGCCTCCCCGGCGCCCGCCTCGGCACGCTCGGCCCGATCCACGCCATATCCGCCGGCCTCCCGTCAAGGTCCACCCCGGGCCTCAGCCATCGGATGTACGGCACACCGCCGCGCACAAACGTGCTGCCGGTGATGAACGGGCTGCCCAGCAGCGTCGGCGATCGTGTGTTGTTGATCCCGAAGAACTCGTTGGTCCCGGCGGAGATGATGTTGTCGATGTCTCGATTGCCGAAGTACCCGTTGAACTCCTGGCCGCCCGTGCCGCCGACGGCCGGTGCGCGGTTGCGGATCATCGTCCCGTTGGTGTCCACGCTCAGCGCGTACACCCCTTCAAAGGTAAAGGCCGTGTTGGTCGCCGTCACGCGCTCAAAGAGCCCCGCGCTGGTCCGCTGCCTCAGCAGCAGGTGCATGCTCTGGTTGCGGTGGCCTTTGAACGTCACGGCGCAGTGGCTGAAGATGATCGCCGGATCACCGCCCGGCGTGGTGCCGACGGTGAATGCGGCAAAGAACGTGTCGGCCGTTCCGGTCCGCGTGCGAAAGTCCAGCGCGATCTCGCAGGCCAGGTAGAGCACATTGTTCGTGCTCCCGCCGGCAAAGCTCGCCAGGACCGATGCGGGCGACGGGGCCATGCTCGCGGCGATGCGGCTGCTGACAAAGGCCGTGTCGGTGGTGGTGATCAGCGCCGCCAGCGGCCCGGGTGGCTGGGTGCTCTGGATCACGCGGCTCCGCCAGCTCGTGGCCAGTTCGGGGTTCGGCCGCGCCGCGTTGCCGCGCGGGTCGCTCCCGCCGATGGCCACGAACGATCCACCCGCCGCCATGGCCTCGGTGTCGATGCGGCAGCGGTAGATGATGGACAGGTCCGGCCCCGGTGCCGATGCGCCCGCGTGGCTGTACCAGCCGTAGGCCACGCCGATCGGCGCCGCGGTCGTGCCCGTGCCGCTGCTGCCCCCGCCGTTGACGCTCATCAGGTTTCCGAAGCCCAGCCGCTCATCGGCGTAGATCACCTCATTGCGTCCGCCCTCGGTGTAGCAGACGGCGGTGGTGCTGTTGCCGGTCTGGTCGCCCTGCGTCCAGCCCGAGAAGTTGCCCTGCCAGAGCGTGGTTCCCCCGGTCAGTCCCGCGCTGGTCACAAGCTGCCCGTAGGCGTGGTGCCCGGTGTAGGCCGCGATGGAGTTTGTCACCGCCGCCACGTTGTTCTGGTGATGCGTCAGGTGTATGGCGTAGGCCTGGCTCACGCCGTCGGGTCTGTTCATCCCCCAGCCGATCGCCGCGATCGAGTCGATGCGCACGTTGTTGACGTTGCTCGTGCTGATCCCGCGCGTGGTGCTCACCACCGCTTCCACGCGGCTGTTCGTCGCCCAGTTGGTGGCCCGGGCCGCCCGCGGCCGCACAAAGAGCCGCTGGTTGGTCGTGTCGTACACGGCGCTGTCCTGCCCCGCGTCGGCCTGCATCGCCGTCAGCGCCGTATCGAGCGTGGTCCCCGCGGCCAGCCGCCCGTACCAGCGGATCGTGTTTGTGCCCAAGCCGTACGCGCGGCCGTCGACCGGGTCGGTCTCGGCGTAGAGCACGTGGTACACCACATTGCTCTCGGTCCGGTGCCAGATCGCCGTGTACGCCGCGTTGATCGCGGTGCTGGCGGTCCAGTCGCCGGAGTAGGGGGCCAGCGTGCCGCGCAGTTGCGGCAGCCGTGCGCGGTCGCCCGCGGTGTGGGTGCCGGCCGTCAGCGCCGGGTCGATGTACGAGGAGAAACTGAAGTTGTCAACCGCCGGCAGATCGATCTGCGAGCCGGCCAGGTTGCCCGTGTCCACGCGCAGCGTATCGCCGCGGCGCAGGTACCAGGTCCAGTTCGGCCCGCTGGTCACGCTGGCCATCAGCGACCGCAGGTCGGCCGTGTGCCGCACCCCGTAGGCCGTCGCGGGCGTGAGCCCATCGCGGCCGCCGCCGCTGATCGCCCCGGTGGCCGAGCCGTTGGCATCGAATCGCACAAACCGCACCGAGCGCCCGGGAGCCGTGATCGGCGTCCGCCGCAGGATCAGCTCGATCGCCGCCTCAACGTAGTCCAGCTCAGCCACGGTCCCCGGCGCAGGCGGCGCACCGAGCGTCCCGATCACCAGCCGATTCTGCGCCGCCGCCGAAGGCACCAGCAGCACGAACACCATCGCCGCCGCGAACACCACCAGCGACACCACCGCCGCCGTCAGATTGCGCAGAACAGTCCGCATCGAGCACACCTCGGAAATGGTCAAATGTCCAAATCAGAACCGGCCATCGGCCCCCGGCCATCGGCCATCGGCCCCCGGCTCTTCAAGCTCCTCCCCCGCCAACTGTGAGATTGGCCACCGGGGGAGGTGCCGCGCGCCACCTGTCATCCAGTCCGCGGAGGGGGCGTCTCCCTTTGCCGCTTTGCCCTTTGCTGTTTTTCCCTCTGCCACTCTGCCACTGCGCCACTGCGTCACTCTGCCTTCAGATACCGCTCATTCCTCTCCGCCCGTCCTTCCATTCGGCCGAGCCTCTCCCGCACCGCCGTCAGGTCATCGCTGACCTTCTGCAGCTTGGTCTCAACGGCCTTGAGTGTCGTGCTGATCGACTCGAGCTCGCGTTCGCTGGTGGCGCTGGTCTGCCCGCCCTGGCCGAGCACCGACGGGATCTGCCCGCCGCCGATCCCCAGCGCCGCCGCGATACACATCAAGAGCACGGCCTGCGGCACCTTCAGCACCACCGCCGGCTTCTCCTGATGGCTCTTCCCGCTGATCGTCATCGCCATCCTCCGCATGTTGTATTCGGCCCCAACGGGGCCGAGGTGTGTAGCCACGGGTGCATCGCAGCGCAACCCGTGGATGTCTCATCACGCTTGGTCCTGCCCCGGCAGGGGCAGAGGAATCACGGCGCGCCCGCGGCCGTGCGGATCGCCTGGCCGAGCACATCACCGATCATCTGGCCGACTTCGCCCTGGGCCTTGAGCTGCTCGATCACCAGCGCCCGCTGGTCCTCGCTGAGCTTGACCCAGTAGGCCACGAGCCGGTCATAAGCCTCGTTGCTGGCCCTGGTCGGCTCGCTGGCCGTGGTTGTCAGCGCAAAGCCCTTCAGGTCGATGATCCCGGTTTTGGGGTCCACCTTGGCGTTGTCGGCCCTGATGTTGATGTCCGTGCCGCTGGCCACGTTGCCGATGAGCGTGCCATCGGGGAGCCTTCGCGTGTACAGCGTGCGCTGGGTCTGGTTTTGCGCCCACCAGCGGGCTTCCTGGTCGTTGACCACGGCGTATCCGGCCGGGCCGGTGCCGGTGGATTGGAGCGTCTCGCGTCCATCGGGCTCGAACACCCCGCCGATGGTGATGGGGCTTGAGTTTTCAACGCGTCCGGTGGCCGCGTCGATCTGCGCCCGCGTCCCCGGCGCCACCGCCGTCTGCACGCACGCGGGCAGAATCATCGCCGCCGCGGCGATCATCATCAGGGCCAAGGCCATCATCATCATCCTGACATTGCTCATGGCATGTTCCTTTGCGTTGCTGCCAGAATCAACAAAAGGGCGGCGTCGGCATGGAGCCGGACGCCACCCCGTGGGGGGTGCAGAAGTGGTCGGTGCAGAAGTGGTCGGTGCAGAAGTGGTTGGTGCAGAAGTTGCAGATGCGGCCCGATTTACTCGGCCGCCATCACACCCTTGATGTTGAACGACGCCTCGATGTTCATCGCCAGCGGCAGAGCCGTCTGCATCGCGCCGATCAGGCGGTTGTGGGCGCCCTCGAATCGCTCGTACATCACCACCGACATGCCAAGGATGTCCTGGCTGCCCAGCGAATCGCCGCCCACGGGCGCGTTTTGGTTCAGGTGGATCAGCGTGCGGCCGAACTGCGGCTCAGCGCCGAAGGAGTCGGGGCTCACGTTTGTGGGCGTGTACGTCAGCAGCGCGTACTGGCGATCCCAGACGCGGCGGTTGACCGGCGACAGTCCGCGGCTGGCGTTGTTGCGGAGCATGCCCGCGATGTTCACGCGATCCACGCGGAAGATCTCGGCCATCTGCTCGGCCGTCAGCCGCGTGGGGTTGCGTCCGGCGTTGCCACCGGCAAACGTCGCCCTCACGGCGGTGTTGAGGCTGATCGGGCGGACAAGGTCCTGGCTGATCGTCAGCGTGTTGGGGCGGATGCCGCCGCTGGCCTTCTCGGCGGTGTCCAGACCGGTCAGGATCGTGCCGATGATGTCCGCGGCCGGATCGGTCCAGGCCGTGCCGACGGTCACGCCCGTGGTTCCCGACGGCGGGAAGTTCGTGTCGTTGTTCAGGTACGCGCAGGTGTTCTGCTCGTAGGCCCGGACCACGTGCAGCGCGGTCAGTTCGGCGGCCTGCCGCTCGGCCTGATCGCGGATGCGCTCAGTCTGGCCGCGCAACTTGGTTTCGTCAAGGGCCAGCTCGAGGTTGTACTCCTCAAGGTCGTAGGACAGGAACTCCTGCGCACCCTCGATGCGGATGGCGCTGCCGCCGTATCCGCGCTTGGCGCTGCTGATGCCCTGGCTGTACACGGCCGTGGGCGTGATCGGGATCTGCCCGTTGGTGTTCTCGACCACCAGCGCGGGGAAGATCGACAGCGCGACCGCGCCCTGCGTCAGCAGGCTGTACTTGCGGATCTCACCGTCAAGGTCGGGGCGGATCAGGCCGCCGTTTGCGGGGACAAATGCCATGGTCAGAGTCCTTTCTTGTTCGTTCTACCCGCACCGGCGGGCCGTTGTGTTCTTCGCGTCATATCGGGCACGGCCGCGGGGACGCCGTCCTTGGCGTCCCCGCGGCCCCTGATGGGTCGTGGGTTGTTCTCAGTGCTGGATGATCAGCACTTCGTCGGTCGCCGCCAGCGTGCCAGCGGCGATGGTCACGTTGTTGCCGCTGGTCGTGACCGTCAGCGCGCCGCGATCCAGGCCCGCGTTGCTGCGCACCTGCACCTGCAAGCGCGTGCGGTTGGTCGGCTGGCCGACGTTGATCGTCACGCTGTTGGCCGCCGCGCCCGTGGCCGGACCGGCGTACAGGGTCGTGCGTCCGTCGTTGTCGAAGAGGATCGCCTCGATCTGCGCGTTGTCGCCGCTGGCCGTCTGCAGGGCAAGGCCGATGGCATCGCCGGTCGGCGTGGCGGTCACCTTGCCCGCGGCGTCGGGGTAGATCAGGCTCAGCGCCGTGATCGAGCCCGAGGCGGTCACCAGCGTTGCGCCGGGCACGCTGCGCGGCCAGAGGTCACCGGCCGCGCCCGCGGCGATCGTCGGTCCGATGTTGATCCCGTGCGGCACCTGGCCGGCACCGTTGAGGGTGATCGTCCCCGCCGCGCTGATGCGGCCCAGGCGAAACTGCGGGATGGCCACGGCGGCCGTTCCCTTGATCGTGTCGGTCACGTTCATGCGATTCCTTTCCTTCTCGTGTGTGCGTGTGCGGCGACCGGTCCCGTGCCGCCTCTGGGGCCGTGGCCGGTGCCGTTGAATGTCGTTGCCCGTTTCTTAAAGGCTCTTGCCGCTCGGCCTTGGTCAGCCGATGAGTTCCTGCTGCAACCGCGTCAGGGCGGCGGGACCGAGCAGCCGATACCCGGCCGCGTCGACCTTCTTGGCCTCAGCGCAGGCGGCGGCAAAGTCGGCCTTCTTGGCGTACGCCGTGCGGATGAGGCCTTCGGCCCGCTCGGTCGTCCCCTTGGCGTGCTCATGGCCATCGCCCCCCACGCCGCCGCTGGCGTTGCCCTGCGGGCCCTGGCCATCCTTGGCCAGGCTCAAGGGCGATCCATGCCCCTGGGCGGCGGTCGATGCGGCCTTCTTCACCCCCGCGTCGATCTTGCTCTGCAGCTCCGCGTTCTTGGCCTGCGCCGCCTTGAGCCGCTCACCGAGCACATCGGCAAAGGCCGCCTTGGCCTGGCTCATCGTCGCGCCGCGCTCCGCCTGGCCGAGCACAAACTCCGCCTCGCCCGCAAACGCGCTCTTGAGTTCGCCGATGCTCGCGGGCTTGTCCTGTGCCGCGGCGGGCGCGTTCTTGACCGCATCGGCCTGAATCTGGCCGATGAGCTCTTCGCCGCCGTCGAGCTTCTTGAGTCCTTCCAGTGTGATCGCCATGATCTGTCCTTTCCTGCCGCGCTGCGCGGCCCCTTGGGTGCTCCCGGCGTTGCCGCCGCGCTGGCCGCGGTCCGCCCGCAGCCGCGTCAGCGCCGCCGTCATATCCGTCACAACTTCATCAGCCAGCCCCGTGGCCACCGCTGCCGCACCGGCGTACCAGTGCTTGCCGCTCCAGCCCTGGGCGATCTCCACGCTCACGCCGCGGCCAGCGGCCACCGCCCGTGTGAACTGCTGGCCCATGGCGTCGATGTCTTCCTGGAGCGCCGCCCGCTGCGCATCGGTCAGCGGCTCGCGCCAGAGCTTCTTGATTTCGGCGCTGGCCACCGTCTGCGGCTTGATCCCCGCAATGGCCATCGCCTCAAAGTCCTCGTACCAGTGCAGCACCGTGCCGATGTTGCCGACCTCGGCATCGCTGGTGAGCATGAACAGCCCGGGCGTGCAGGCAGAGGCCAGGTAGAACGCGGCGCTCATGCACCAACCCGCGCACATCACGCCGATGGGCTTGAGATCGCGCAGAGCCCTGATCTTCTCGGCCAGCGGGTCACACCCTATCGCTTCGCCACCGGGCGAATCGGCCACCATCAGAATCTCGCCAATCCGGGGGTCTTCGATCCCCGCCGTGATCGCCGCGGCGATGTCCTCGTACGCCGATGCAAACGCGTTTCCGTTGCTGTCGATCGCGTCCTCGACCTTGCGCACCAGCGGCCCGCTGAGCGGGATCACCAGCGTCGAGCCCTGCACGCTCGGCGCGGCCAGCGACCAGTACTCGCGTCCCGCGTAGGTGCTCAGGGCCTGCTTCTCGGGCGCGCTTGCGCCACCATCGTCGTGCCAGGCCGCCGGGCCAACAGCCGGTCCAGCAGCCGGGCCAGCATCCGCGCTCGCGTGATCAAGGCCGGCTCGTTTGCTCCGCACAGACCGTCCAGCGTCTCGCATCATCGCGTTTAGGCGGATGCCGCCGCTGACATCGACCTCGCCAAGGGCGACCCGGCGCAGCATCGCCCGCGCGGCCATGTCAACGCTCGCCTCGAGCATCCACGGCTTATTCATCGCAGCCGCGGCACGGATTGTCCAGTGCATGTGCATTCGCTATTGGCCCTCTACCCATGTGCGCCCGTGGAGCATTTCTATGTCCCACCGCCAAACCGGCCCCGGCATCAACAGATCCTCCCCCGCCCAATGTCAGATTGGCCACCGGGGGAGGTGCCGCGGCCCAAATGTCATCCGGGCGGCGGAGGGGGTGCCTTTATTTGGTCATTTGACCATTTGACCATTTGCCCATTTACGCTGGCGGCGCTTCGCCGCCAGCGGCCTGCCCCGGCATCAGCACCGGCTCGATGCCCAGCTCGCGCTCGATCTGCTTCTCCTCGCTGCGTTCGGCGGCCACGCTGGCAAAGTCGCGCCCGCCCAGCTGCTCGGCCGCTTCGCGCTTGCTCATGAGGTTCGCGTTGATCGCCGCCACCAGCGCCGCCGTTTCCTTCTCCGGGTCAAACTGGCCGATGGGCAGGCCGATCCAACGCACGCCCATCGGGCTCAGCGCGTAGGCCAGTTCCTCTTGGCTCAGGTCGATCACGCCCGCCTGTGCCCACTCGCGCAGCCGCCACTGGTAGATCGGCGTGCACACGGTCCGCACAAAGTGCGCGAGCATCATCCGCCGCTGCCGCATCGCCATCATCACCGCCGTGCGTCCGGCGTAGGCGGTGCTCTGGCTGGCGTCCAAAAGCAGCACCTCCAGCGGCAGGCCCATGCGTGCCCCGAGCACCCGCAGGAGCATCCGCAGGCTCGCGTCAAACGACGCGGCCGGGTACGGGCTCTGCGGCATGCTCACGGTCACATCCTCGCCGACATAGTGCACGCTGCCGGCCGGAATCTCCGTTGTCTTGGGGCTTGTCGGGCTGGCCGCCGCCTTGGGCGCGCCGATGAGCTTGCTGGTCAGTTCCGGCCTGCGCGAAGAAACAAACGCCGCCAGCCGGCTGGTCAGGTCGCACGCGCGGATGTACGAGCTGAACATATCGTCGGCGCCGATGATCCGGTCGATCATCCCGCGCAGCGCGCTGATGCCGCGGTACTGGCTGATCTGATCCACGTTGGCCAGGAACACCGCGCCGCGTGCATCCACGCGCGCGATGTCCACACCGCTGGGCGCTCCGTCCTTGAACACCGCCACGCGGTAGCGCAGCACGCGTCCGTCGCTATCGAGCTCCAGCCCCTCGGCGGGCAGATCCTGGCTCTGCGGCCTTGGCCCGTCTCGCACGAGCTGGGCCTCGACCATCTGCACCGTCCGGCCGACCATCGGATCGTCGCCCTGGGCCACCAGCACGCCCAGCACATCGCCGTCGAGGTACGCCGAGCGCAGCAGTTCCCGCTGCAGGCCGCCCCAGCCGTACCGCCGTGTGTGCTCGGCGCTCTCGGCCCATTCGATGAACAGGTCTTCGATCATCCGGGCCTTTTCGGTCCGGCCCTGCGGCAGCACGGTCTGCGGGTACAGCCCATCACCCAGCAGGAAGTCCACCGCGCTGTCGATCAGCAGCGGCGCGAGCGTGGTGGTGCGGTAGGCCTGGCGTGCGGCCCGGGCCACGGCGCTCCTTCGCGTCTCGCGGGCGATGCGTCCGCCCGCGGCATTGATCGGCGGCGAATCCTTGCGACCGCTCGACAGATCCGCTTCGGTGTACGGTGCGGAGCCTCGGCCGGCCGAGCCGAACGACGCCGACGCGTTCATGGCCGCGCCCGGTGCGGCCCTGCGCCACTGCCTGACCGACTCAAGTTGCGCCCGCGCAAGAGCCGACCGCGCCTCCGCCTCGGCCTTGTCGGCTCGCAGGCTCGCCACGCTGGCATCCACGCGCGCGCGCGTGATCGTCGCCACCTTGCCGGTGGGCCTGTTGCTGGGCTTGCTGGCCATATCGCGTTCGTCCCTTTCCTGCGTTGCCCTTTGCTGCTCTGCCGCTTTGCCCTTTGCTGCTTTGCCGATTTCCCGCGGCCGCTCAGCCCTCAAGTCTGCGCAGTTCCGCCTCCAGCGCGTACCGCTCGGCCACCAGCGGCTGGAAGATCTCCCGCTCCTGCCGCTCGTATTCGCGGGTGATCTCCTGCGCCTCGGCCTCGAGCTCTTCGATCACACGCTGGCGGCGAGAGTGGACCTCAGCCCGGCGCATCTTGATGTCGTCGAGCACCTTGACCGGCTGGCCGATCTGGTTCAGCCGCGTGCGGATCTGCCCCGCCCGCTCGGCCCGCGCACGCTCGGACCGCTCGTGCTCATCGGCATCGTGCGCATCGACCTCCGCGGCCGCATCCAGCTCAACATCGGTCTCAACATCCAGCTCGGTATCCTCCACCTCGGCACCGCTCGCACGCGCGCCCGCACCAGCATCAAACGGCGCGGTCTCATCCCCGGCCCCGGCGTCGAGCCCACCATCACCCACCGGCGTCTCCGCCGAGCCGCTGCGGTTTGTCGTGCTCAGCGTCGAGGCCGCCGCCGCGTTCACGTCTTTATTGCCCTTGCGTGCCATGCTTGTTTCCTTTTTGCTGCTCTGCTGATTTGCTGCTCTGCTGCTTTGAGCTTCGAGCTTTGTCACACCACCACGTACGTCCCGCCCCCTCCGCCATTTCCATCACCGACCACCGCCGCCAGCATGCGTTCTTCCTCGATAAGCATGTTCAGAAGGCTCGTCAGCGAACCGCTGGCCACGCTCATGTTCCCGCCGCTGACATCCGGCCCGATCTTCTGCGTGACTTCGACGATGTGCAGCCGCAGCCGCGCCAGCCGCTCGGCATCGCTCGAGTACCCCCGCCAGTCCGCGTACTGCCACATCATGCCGCCTCCTGTTCCGTCGCTGCGTCCGCCATCACCGCCGCCCCCCCCGCCGCCGCTCCTGTTCCGCTCCGCTCCTGCAGCGCCGCCGCCGCCCGCTGGCGGATCTCCAGAACCAGTCTTTCGGCCGCGGCCCGCAGCCGGGCCACGCTCATGGGGTCCATCGGCTCGGCGCTCTGGCCGCGATCGCCGGCAACCGGCGGCAGGCCGATCTGTGCCAGGTCCGCCAGCCTCTGCGGCAGGCCGTCGATCGCGTGCACCAGCCCGGTGATCACCTCCTGCATCGCCGCCGCCGCCGCCGCACGGTCGACCAGCTCGCCGCGCTTGGCCTTCATGGCCATGTCCTTGCTGCTGGCCTCGATCAGCGCCCGCAGGTTCTCCGCGTCGGCCCTGGTCACCCGGCCGATCACTTCATTCAGCACGCCCGGGTCGCTGATCGATCGCCCGTTCAAGATCCGCATCAGGCTCAAGCCCTCGCCCTGCTCGGCCGCTTCCATGGCGGCCTCGCGCACAGCCTGCCCCAGCGGCGACTGGTCAAAGGCCTGCCCCGGCTCACCGGCTGCGGTCGACCGACCACGGCCACCCCCGCGCCCATTCACACGCCCGGCCACGCTCCCGGCTACGCCGGACGCACGCCGCACGCCCCGCACGTTCAGCCCGGCCTTGCGTCCGGCCCCGCCGCGAATCCCGCCGTGGTGCGCGGTCGACGCCTCCACCGCGTGCGCCTTGTTCGTCTTTGCCCAGGCCACGCACGCGGCCTGGTCGAACCACCTCTGCCCGCTGGCCACCGTGTGCGGCATGCCGTCGCGCACGTAGTTCGTGATCGTCATGCGCGTCACGCCCAGCGCCTTGGCCAGCTTGCCCGCGCCGACCATTCCCGGCGGCGGCAACTCCGCCGCCCCCGGCAGCAGCAGCCCACCCGAGTTGTCGCCGGTTGCTTCGCCCATGGCCTCTACCCATGTGCGCCGGTGGTGCATTTCTATGTCTCATCGCGCTCTTCGCACCTCCCCCGCTCGGCGGGGGAGGTGCCGAGTCCCAAGTGTCATTTGGGAGGCGGAGGGGGCGCCCGCCTTCAGCCCCAACGGGGCCGCGGCCTGCCCCCCAATAGCCACGGGTGGAGCCCGCGCTTCCCGGGCGCAGCCCGTGAACGCCTCACCCACGCTCCTCCTGATACAGCTCCACCGCCATCTGCCGCGTGAACGTCCGCACCTCGTTTCTGTCCGCGATCGCGCAGGCATACACCTCGCAGTCCAGCAGGTGGTTGTCCTTCCGCCCCTCGCGCAGTTCCCACACCGCCATCGCGCGGCCGTACCGGTCCGTCGCCACCACTTGCCGCTCGGCGGTCACCTGGTGCCAGTACCGGTCGTGATTGTCGCCCCTGCGGACCGTGCCCCCCGGCTCGGTTCGGTCGGCGGTGTACGCCGGCCACCACCACCGCTGCTTGTCGGCCTCGATGCTCAGCCTGTCTGAGCCATCCCGTGCCGCCGTCGGCGGCGCCGCGGCCATGTGGCCAACGATCATCGTTTTGTAGTAACTGCCACCAACCATCAGCAGCAGCCTCGGCGCAGCGCGCCCCGCCGCACCCCTGCCCGCCCCGCCGATCTGGCTCATGCGGAAGTTCACAAGCCCCGGCCGTGATTCGCTCATGCCCTTGGCCGCCTGCGCCCCCGTCTGGTCGCACGCCGCGTACACCTCGCTGGTCCGGTCGCCCGAGTCCACGGCCAGATCAATGATCGGCAGGCCAACTCGCTCGATCATGCCCTCGGGCCGCTCAAGTGTGTACCGCAGCCCCTGCAGGCCCGCCAGTTCATGCCCGTCGACCAAGGGGTACCGCCGGCTCTTGACCCGCTCGATCGCGCCGACCAGCGCGTGCCGATCGCCGGCCTCGAGCGCGCCGTAGTCGATCAGCCAACTCGACCGCCCCTCTGCGCCAAACCCGCGCACCACGTAGTAGATCCGGTCGGCCTGCACATCCACGCCCGCGAACAGCGCCAAACATCCGCGCGGCACCGTCCCGCGTCGGTACCCGCCATCGGCCAGGCTCAGGCAGTGCGCCTTCATGCTCCCCGGCTCGATCGACCGCCCCACGGCCTGCGTCGCGCGGCCGAGCATGCCCGCCCACCACTTGTCCGGCGGGTTCTTGCCGAGCTTGACGTAGTCGTGCACCAGGCTCGCCCACGTGGTCCACGGCGAATACATGCCGGAGATTGAGAACGACGCCACCCGCGTCCTTGGCCCCTCGCCCACGACCCCCGCCCGCTCCCCGCCCGCCTCCCTCCGCTCCCACGCAAACGCAAAGGCATCTTCGGCCCCGAAGGGGCCGAGGGATGTAGCCACGGGTGCAGCCCGCGCTTGGCGGGCAGAACCCGTGGAAGCCTCCGCATCCGAATCCTGCCCCGGAGGGGCAGAGGAAGCTTCATCGGACCCGACGCCTTCCCCTTCTCCCATTTGACCATTTGACCATTTGACCATTTGGCCCTTTTTGACCCACACCCCCCGCCGCATCATCGCCGCCTTGTACTTCTCATCGATCTCCGCCCCGCAGCACTCGCACACGTACACGCACGATTGCTCGGCGTCCAAGGGGTCAACGTCATCACGGTCTTTCCCCTCCCAGTCCAGTTGCTCGAAGGACAACTCGCGGTACTCGCCGCAGTGGGGGCAGGGCACGTGATACGTCCGCTGGTCCCCCTGCTTGTAGAGCCGATCGATGCCCTGATCGGCGGCCCCCGGCGTCGACACGGCCATCCGCACCGCGGCGTCCTTGAAGGTCTTGGTCCGTTCGCACGCCAGTTCCCACGCGTCCTTGCTCCACTCCTCAACCTCATCACCGATCAGGTAGCGGATCGGCAGGCTCTTCAGGTCCGCATCGCTCCGCGTGCCGCGCAGAAAGACCGTGCTCTGGCCGATGGTCAGGTCGGCGATGCGGGCTTCCTTGCCATCGAGAGCGCCCGCGTTCTTGAGTTTGTTCTTGATCCTGGGCGTGGCGCGAATCGCGGGGATGAGCCTCTTGCGGTTCTGCTCGCGTGCGAAGTCCGTCGACGGGTACACCACCATCGCCGGCCCCGGCGCGTTGTCGATGCACGCAAAGAGCACGTTGATCGCCGCTTCGGTCGCGCCGACCTGGGAGCACTTGATCACGACCACATCCGAGTACAGCCCGCTGGCGGCCGCGTCCATGATGTCCACCAGGTACGGCGTGACATCGTTCCGCCAGGGCCCCGGCCTGTGGCTCGACTCGGCCGCCACACCGCGGTGCCGCTCGGCCCACTGGCTCGGCGTCAGCCGCTCCTGCGGACGGATCACCCCGGCGGCCACGCTCAGCAGAAACGCGCGATCACCGCCATCGGCCACCGCCGCCCCCCCCGCACCAGCATCTACGCCGGACGCCACGACCGCCACCGCCGCCCCCGCCGAAGCCGCCGCGCTCATCGCACCACCTCCGCGACTTCGGCCCCAACGGGGCCGAGGGATGCAGCCACGGGTGGAGCGCAGCGCAACCCGTGGACCGCCCCCGACTCATCGCCCTGCCCCAAAGGGGCAGAGGAATCGGCCATCAACGTCCCGCCCTGAGCCCCCACGCATCCGCACGCCAAACCCGCAATCATCTTCCTGATCGTCCGCGGATCAATCGCGTGCCGCCTGGCCGCCGCCCGCGCGGTTTGGCCCTCGACGATCACCGCCCGCACCGCCTCAAACCGCGCCGCCGCCTCGGCCTTCTCCCCCTGCGTCCACCCCAGGCAGTACGCTGCCAGCCACTCTTCCGGCGGCATGTTCATCCGTTACCCCCCGCGGCGTACGCCGCGATCACTTCTTCGGCGCTCCGCCGATCATCCTCGATTCCGCGCTCGCGTTGCCGCAGCGTGGCCAGCACGCTGGCCTCATCGAACGCGCGAGCGCTCCGCACCCCGCGAGCCGCCGCGGCCGATGCGCCGCACGGCTGCCTGGCCAGCCAGTCCCGCACCTTGTCCATGGTCGACCGGCCCCGGGCCCACGGATCCAGCCGCACCACATCCTCGCCGAGCTCCGCCGCCAGCATGCACTGGGCCGTGTGCAGGTCATCGGCCCGCGTGTCATCGCTGACCAGCTCGGCGTACTCGAGGCTCAGCCCGCCGCCGCGCACCCGCACGCGAACGTACCGCGTCTGGGCGCACGCGCGCGGGTACCGCCGCGGCCGCGAGCCCGGCAGTGGGGGCGTGCTCACGCGGCCGAACCGATCCACGCCGCACGCCGGCACCAGGCCCGGGATGCCGAAAGCCCCAGCGCGATCCCCACCACAAAATCGTGTTGATCCCTCGCCCATGATCCCCATCACCGCGTGGGCGCGGTCGGTCGCATCGGCCGTGCTGATCATCTCGCACGCGCTCTCATCGGCGCAGACCAGCACCTCGGCCCTGTTCGGGCACAGCTGATCCTGGTGCGATTGCTCCTGCTCGCCCCGCCACGCCTTGGGTTTTCTTCCAGCCTTCGCCGCGCCCATCGGTCACCTCCGCACACGCCATCCACGCCCATCCGCTCATCCGCCCATCCGCTCAGGCCGTCATCCGCCCAGCCGCCCATCCGCTCACCCGCTTATCGCCGTTCGCTCGTGCGCCTCGGCGATCGCCAGCGCCGCCTCAAAGCTCGCCGCGCTGTGCTCGCTCATCAGCCCAGGCTCCGAGCACGAGACCTTGAACAACCCACCAGGCCTCCGCGGCGCGATGATCGTGAAGTGAATCGGCGAGTCCGGCCTGCTCAGCCCGCTGGCCGCCACCCACACCACCGCCCGCCCACGCCCCGCCTCTTGCACAAACTCCAACGCCCGCTCGCTCACGCCCTTGCTCCTTGTATAGTCATTGCATCGGCATGACAACCGATTATCTTTACCCGATCGCCGCGCGGGCGTCGATCGCCTCGCGTTCCCATTCCTTCTCCGGCTCAACGCGCCGCACCACGATCGGCCGCCCCATCCGGTCCGGGTGCAACTCGGTCACCACGCCAGGCCACGCATCGCGCCGCCGCAGGCAGATGTGCACCAGTTGCCGCGCCGAGCCCTGCACCACGTCGACCGCGACCACGCTCTCTCCCACGTTTCGCACGTGCGAGAGCACCTGCAGCATCGCGGCCATCGTCGCCGGGCCCAGCGGCTTGCCGTTGCGGCTGGCCCGCTGATCGGTCGACGCCGCCGCCGCCCATCGCTCGGCCGCCAGCGCCCCCGGCCCGGCGCGGTAGGCCGCGATCGCCGCGCTCCGCTCGGCCACGCTCGGCCGCCGGCCCCGACCACCGCCACCATCACCGCCGCCCGCGCCCTCCTCCAGCAGCGGCCCGACCTTCTCCAGCAGCATGTTGCCGATTCGTGCGCAGTCGCCCGGCGTCAGGTCGCCCAGCTCGCACATCGAGGCCAGCGTCGGCCCCACACACCGAACGAACAGATCCACCGGCATCTTGGCCAGCTCGCCCACCTCCGCCGCCACATCACGCCTATCGCCGCCACCCTCGCGGCCCCGCGGCATCGCGTCGATGATCATGGCCACCTCGCCGCTCCTCATCTTCATCGCTCACCCCCTTCTTCCTGCCCGCCATCAGCGCGGGAGTCATCGACCACGCGAGCAGTCCCCACCACCGGCCGCGGCGCACGCTCGCACTCGCACACATACGGCTCGCCGCAGGCACACCCCGGCCAGCTCCGCGCCGCCACCGCGGCCTCAACCGGCACCTCGCGCCCGCCGCACGGACAGCACCCGCGCGAGCCCGCCAAGCCCGCACCCCGGCCCGCACCACAACCCACACCACCGCCCGCACCCCGGCGCGCCCGCTTGGCCCGCACATACGGCCGCAGCCTTCGCATCTCCACGATTCGCCGCGAGCGCCGCACATCAGCCGCCACATCGCGCCCAACGGCCACGAGCAGCCCGACCGCCACCCCCAGCAGCGTCACCAGCAGCCCGATCTGCACCAATCCCGTGGAATACTCAACAACCCACCACGCCGCCGCATGGCCGAGCATCCACCCCAGCCACGCCCCGAGCACCACCAGCACCACCGCCAGCACACCCACCAGCCCCCGAGGCACCCCGCGAACAACCGCCAGCGCCGCCCGCGCCACCGCCAGCGCCAGCGCCGCCCGCGACACAACCCACCCCGCCGCCGCGGCCACACTCCTGCCCAGCCACCAAGCCCGCCCCCAACCATCAGCCCCGGCAAAACGCATATGACCGCCCGAGCCTCATCGGCTCGGAGCGGTGTGCAGCCGCTCCCTTGGTGTTGGTGCGACGATGATATGCCCGCACCCCCGCCAATGCAACAATCCACACCCCCATTCCACCAGGCCGCGATCGGGATGCACGGGTTCGAACGGGTTCCAGCCTAGAGCGAGCGCCAAGAGCAAATATCACCCAAGCATTTCGATATTGCCACAAAGGCCAACCATGGCCCGCGCACCGGTTCACGCTCGGCCATCCCCCCGCACCCCACGCCCGGATGCTCGGCCAATCCGTTTCACGCCACCCCCAACCCGTTCACCCCATCAAACCCCACCACCAACCCCATCCAATCCACCCCAACCCCACCTCCACTCCACCCCAAGCGGCCTAAATCAACCCCACCGCCCCCATCCATCCCAAAAACGGGACGCCTTCGGTACTGCGGGCCACGTAAGGGCTCCGGTAGTACCGACGTGGGGGGGGCCTCAGAGCACCTCAGAACGCCGATTTCTCTGCCTCATGGGGTGCGGGGCGACGATCAGAACACCGGCACGCCGTCGCCCTGCTGTTCAGGCTGAGCGCCGTAGCCAATGGTGAACTCCGCGGGCCTGCGTGCCAGACCAAGATATGCCGGCACTCGCTCGCTATTGATCGTGTTGCGCTGCACCCGCCGGACCGACGGCGCTGCGACCAGCAGTTTGCGGCCGAAGATGTTGCGAGCCAGCATCTTCTTCTCATCGATTTTTGTGTGATTGCACCAGCGCATGTACTCGGTGTACACCTCGTCCGTGGCAACCCACGAATCAGGCTCACGCACAAACCCAAAGCGGCTGTCTTCGAGGAAGTCCAGCACGTGCGACTGCTGCCGCCGAAGATCGTCGGCCATCTCCTGGCCGTGCTCGCTCATGGCCCACGGGCTCCCCGACGTACGCAGTCTCCGAAGGTGATACAGCGCATAGAGCGCAATGCCCGTGCCCTCGCCGCGGATGCCCGCCTTGATCGACGGGTCGGCCTTGCCCACAAACGACTGCGAGAAGGGGATCACAACCTGCCGCCTGGCCAGTGCGCCCGAGTTGTCGGGCAGCGTGGCCGGCTCGTTGTAACTGATCAGAATCTGAGCCGCAATCCGCACCTGCTGCGCCTCTGAGTAGAGCCTTCGCACCGTCAGCATGTCGCCGCCGCTCAGCTTCTTGAGCCCCTCCATCGCCGCCGCGGCGTCCACCTTGCCCAGGCTCGCGTCGTGCAGGATCACCGCACGCTTGCCCACCATCTTGGTCAGGCCGCGATCGTCGGCGAAGTCGCCAAGGCTCGCGGCGCACACAGCCTCCTCGCCGATCATCGAAGTCACCGCCTCAAACGCCGACGACTTGCCGCTGCCCGGCGGCCCGATCAGCAGGAAGATCCGCTCGTGGCTCACATCGGCCGTCAGGCAGAGTGCGAACATGCCGCCTAGACAGTTGCCCCAGTTGGCGTCCTCGGCGGGCGCGACACTGTTGAGCCACCTGGAGAAGCACGGAGCCAGCCGCTCAACCTCCGCCATCCACACGGCCGGGCGCTCGGCCTCGGGCGCGGCCTCGATGCGGTCGACGGCCTCAGCCGGAAACGCGTATGGCAGCACCTGCTCGCTGAACCACCGAGGCGTATGCGGCCGCATGATCAGTTCCCCACGTGCCCACGCTTCCACGTCCACCAGCGCATCGGCGAACGCGATCACCGAGTCCGCACGCCACATACCCTGATCTTCGGCCGTCCCCCGTGCGCCCAAGTCACCCCACACCGGCTGCCCCGCCGCGTCAAAGGTTGTCGGTGCCCAGCACGGCACCGACACATCGGGTTCGACGCGCACGATGCACTCGCTCGCCAGCGCCTGCACAACCTCCGTCGTGGTTTTCGGCCCGGGGTTCATCGGCGCGGGCCCGTACGTGTCGCCCTGCTTTTTCATGACCTGGTAGCGCTGCAGGAGCTGCTGCGTCTCCGTGGTCAAGTCCTCATCGGTCTTTCGCACGTACGCGTAGCCGCCGCCGCGCCGCTTCTCCCACGAGTACCACTGCCCGCCGAACCGCACGCGGTGCCACCTCTGCCCCTCGCGCTCGCCGGTTGGGTGGTACATCGGCCAGTCCATCAGCAGCCGCCGCGCCCTCGGCAGAGCCCCATCGGGCATCACGTCGGCAATATCCGCCCCGCCCGCAGCGCCCGCGCCGATGGTGTAGAGCGTCCGCTCGGCGCTGGCCGGCTCGCTGCGCTGCTCGGCCGCCGCACGCTCGAGGTACGTCATCGAACCCTTGCCCAGAATCGCCTCGCGCACCACCTCGGCGCCCGCACGCACGTACACATCGAGCCAGTCCAGGCCCTTGATCGTGCAGCCGCCCTCACCAAAGACCTCTGGCACGTGGTCCGAGCCCGGCATGGCCAGCGTCACCGTCAGCCACGGACAGTCGGCTCGCAAACGCTTGGCCAGGTCGGCGCTGGCGTCGGGCCCAGCGGCGTTGCCCTGCTCGTTGCGCTTGTCCCGGTCAACCGCGATCACCACGCGGCTCAGCGGCCCCGGCCTGCCGAAGAGCTCGCCGGGGAGCTGGAGCTGGCGCACGCCGTTGGCGCTGATCGCGGCCCACACACCAACGCCCGAGCCATGGCCAACGCGGCACGCCGCGGCGATCGCCAGCGCGGTCTCCACGCCCTCGGCGATCACCAGCGTGCCGCCCTCGGCGGGCTTGAAGAGCCGGCAGGCCGCACCGGCCATAACGCCCATGCTGCGCTTGGCGGCGGCCCCTCCAAGGTCGGCCTTGCCGCCATCGGGGCCAAGGAAGATCCGCTGCAGGCCCACCACGCTCCGCGGGTCGGCCCGCACGCACGCGCACAAGATCGCGGGCCCTTCGTGCTCTTTGTTCACCTCACCGAGATACGCCTTCGTCTTGGCCACCAGCCGCAGCGACTGGGGCGTCTCGCCCAGGTCGACCAGCGCGATACCCCGCCGCGCGATGTACTGGCGTATGTCGGCGTGCTTCGGCGTGCCCTGACCCCAGAGCCTCTTAGCCGTGTCGATCTTCCGCTGCTCGGCCAGTTCCTCTTCGGCCTTGATTCTCGCCAGTTCGATCGGCCCGAGCGTGCGAACGCTCGCCGATGCGCCATCATCGGGCACAAAGATGTAGTCGCCCTCCCCGTACGGCTGACCACCGGGGTTGATCATGCGGTACCCGGTGATGTTCATGCCCCCGCTGGAGGCGGCGGTGCCGCCCTCGCCGGTGACAAAGCAGTGCACGGTTCCGTCGGGCCACGTGCCCTTCTTGCCGGGGGTTGGTCCATCGGTCCGGCAGCAGCGTGAGGAACCGCCGCAGATCGGGCAGGGCCGCTTTTTCCCAAACTCTTTCCAAGCCATCCATGACCTCCGAGCAGACGTAGAAGCGCACCACCGGCCGCAGGTGGTGCGCCTTCAAGTTTCACAGATCAAACCCGCAACACGACCCCGCTGTTAACCGGCAGGTTATAGGTTCGAGTCCTATTCGGGGAGTTCAAAAGAGCCTTGTTTTCCCGCACGAAACGCGCACCACCGCGCACCACGCAAAAACCACCGCGCACCACCTTCCCGACCCGCACAGGCCCCTCGGCCCCGTGTACGCTGGCCCCATGCCCCGCCCTCTGCCCATGATGCGAAAGCACGCCCGCGGCATGTGGACCGTGCGGATCGACGGCATCGACCACTACCTCGGCCTGGACCGCACCGCTGCCGAGGCCCAATACGCCCAGCTCATCGCCGAAGTCGCCGCCGCCCGCGCCGACGAGGCCGAGGCGATCGCCGCGGCCCACGCCGCCGCCCCTGCCGGCAGCACGCGCCGCGAGCCGACGATCGCCCAGGTCATCACCGCGTACATCACGCAGCGCACCGCCGAGCGTGGCCGCGGCACGGCCCGCTACGACCGCACCAGCCTGCGCCGCCTGGCCAGCACTTTTCCCAAGCTTCCGCTCAGCCGTCTCTCGGCCCCGCTGGTGGCCGCCATGGCCGCCGACGCCCAGCAGTCGGGCCTTGCCCCCCGCACGGTCTCGCACGAACTGACGGCCATCAAGGGCCTCATGCGCTGGGCCGCGCTGAACTACCCGCACATCCGCCTGGCCTGGAACCGTGACGCCCTGCCCCGCGTCCGCGTGCCGCGCAGCCCCCGGCGCTACCAGCCCGTGGCGTACATCGCAAAGTACATCCTCGCGCACGAGGCCTACGACCCCCGCATCGCCCCGTGGCTTCGGCTGCAGTTCCTGGCCGCCCTCCGCCCGATCGAAACAACCCGCATCATCCACGGCCAGTACGAGTTTCACCGCCCCGAGCTCGGCGAGTATGTCCTGGCCATCGACAACAAAACCACCGGCGTCTCCGCCGAGCCGCTGCGGTTTGTCGTGCTCAGCGTCGAGGCCGCCGCCGCCCTCGCGGCCGCCACGGCCGAGCCTCCGCCCTGGAGCTGCCCTCAGCCGGGCGAGCCGGCCTCCAACGCCTCGGGTGCCGATCAGGTCTTCCGCCGCGCCTGGCGTGGCCAGCACACCAAGAGCACCACGCTCATCGAGGCCCTGAGCGTCCGCCGCCCGCGTCAGTCTGGCGTCGGCCCGCCGCCGGGCTTCCCGCGTCACTTCCTGCGTCACTCGGCGTATCAGGCTCTTCTCGACGCCCTGCCCGAGCAGCAGAGCACGGCCAAGATGCTCGCCGGCCACGTCCAGCCCGGGGCCTGGAGCGCCTACGCCGATGCTCCGTGGCACCGCTGGCGCGATCAGATCAGCAGTGCCTTGACGCTCACCGCGCACGAGTCAGCCCTCCTTGCCGATCCGGCCTTCGCCGCCGTGCTCGAGAAGATCCGCGCCGAGAGTCCCGTGCGTGCCAAGCTGGCCCTGGGCCTGCCCGCCAGCCACCGCGGCATGCTCAAGGGCCGCAGGCTCGGCCCCCGTCAGCGTGCCCTTGAGTCCCCGTCCGGCGACACCGGCTCGGCGACGGTCGACGGCGGCCGCTGATCGTTCCCGCTCGAGCCTGGCCCGTGCGGCGATGGACAACACACGGGGTGCGGGGCTCATGTACTTCTCGAGCCCAAGCCGCCGGGCCAGGAGCCGCGTCTGCGTGACCGGCCCGCACGTCACGGCCAGTTCCGCGGGCCGCATGCGGCCGACCAGATCCAAGCACTTTTCGGTGTGATTCACGCCGCACCTCCCGCCATCATCTCGCGCACCTGTCCCTCAACCTTGCCAACGATCTCCAGCGCCTGCCGCCGCGCTTGCCGGTTGCGATCGCTGCCCCTGGCCTCATCGGCTCCCGCCTCTTGCCTGGCCAGTTCGATCATCTCCGGCATTCTGATGACCGAGCTATGCCCGGTCCCGTGCGGCCGCACCCGATCGGCAACCTCCGGCCACGAGAGCCGCGACAACGTGCGCAGCAGGTACGCCATCGCCCACCGCGCTGCCAGCACCTGCGGCATGCGGCCGATGCCGCGAATCTCGCCGATCGGCACACCGCTGGCGAACACCACCATCAGCACAACGGCATCCGGCTCGGCACGCCAAAGCCCCCTGGGCACCAGATGCGAACTCAGCGACTGGGCAACGCTCACGCCACACCTCCCACCCGCCCCGCATCGACTCCCGCCGCCACGCGCGCCCCTACGCGCGGCAGGTTCGCCCGCACCAGCGCCGCCGCCTGCACGGGCGACACGGCGTTGCCGATCAGCCGCACGGCCTCTCGCTGCGTGGCCGGCCAGATGTACGTTTCGGGGAACCCCATCGCCGCCGCCAGCTCGCGCGGCTTGAGCATGCGAAACAGGATGTCGACCATCGGCCGCCGCACAACCAGCCCCGGCTGATTCGCATCGTGCAGGCTCACGTACACCAGCCCATCGGCATCGGCCACCGCCACGCCCAGCCGCACCAGGAGCCCGGCCACGGCCAGCGCCCGCCGCCGCATCTCCGGGCTCATCGTCAACGTCTGCTCGCCAACCGCCGCCGCGACGATGCCATGGCGATCGTGCGTCGTCACGGTCCCCAGCGGCTCGAGCACATCGCGCCCGCCGCTCTCGGCCCCGTAGAACGCCAGCGCCACCGGGCACACCAGCCCACTCTGTCCTCCGGTGGTAACGGTCGGCAGCGGCTGCTCCATCGTGCCGCCGGTGTGCCCCGTGGTGTTGTGCATGATCACCGGCATCGCCACCGCGCGATGGTCTCGCGTCAGCACAGTGCCCATTGGCTCCGACGCCGGAACCGCTCGACACGTCGGCCCTCCGGCAGAGAGCACCATCGGGCACACCAGCCCCTGGTGCATCCCGCCCGCGGCGATCGTCGCCATGGGCTCTTGCACATCGCGGCCCTGCCCGTTGCGCCGCAGCACGCCGAGCACCGGCGTGACCACGGCCAAGTCCTGCCGCGTGGTCTGGGTGGGCATCGGCCGCAGCACATCGGCCACATGCCACCCCCCGCCGGTCTGCGTCACGCGGAGGCAGAACGGCCGCGGCGAGTTGATGACGTACCGCCTGATCCCTTCGCCGATCCGCGCGAGCGTCTTGTCCGCGAGCGGCCTTTCCCGCTCGAAGATGCTCCGCCCGAGGTCGGTCCAGTCGATGACATCCGCCGCGCAGCGGGCATCGGCGGCCTTGCCCCGCGCAGCGGATGCTTCCGGCCACGCCGGAGCGTGGCCATCTCTGCGTGCGATCACGTACAACCGCTTCCTTCGGCACGCAGCACCGAAGTCCGCGGCATCCATCACCCGCCACTCAACCTTGTACCCCAGCCTCCGCAGCATCGCCGCCCACCGCCTGAACGTCTGGCCCTTTCGCCCGGGCACGGGCTCGAGCACCGTGCGTCCCTGCGCATCGCGCACCGCGCGGCCGTGTTCATCGGTGCGCGCCCGCGTCGGTCCCCACTCAAGGAACTCCGGCACGTTCTCGACCATGATGATCCGCGGCCTGTGCCGCTCATCGAGCTCGCGTGCCCACTTGATCACCACCCACGCCAGGCTCCGCACGCGGCCCGATACCGGCGCGGCCCCTCGCGCCCGCGAGAAGTGCCGGCAGTCGGGAGAAGCCCAGAGCACGCCGACCGGCCGCGGCTTTCCGTCAGCCCCGCGGATGACGCTGCCCGGTGCCTCGGCCCAGACATCACCGAGCCGGTGGTTCGTGCGCGGGTGGTTGCGTGCGTGCGTCAGCACGGCCACTTCGGAGTGGTTCACGCACTCGTGCACCAGCAGCCCGGCATCTTCCATGCCCTGCGTCGCCCCACCGCCGCCGGCAAAGAGATCAACGTTGATCTCCCCGGGCAGGGGTCCGCCGCAGACCGACTCGGCCAGGCTCAACCTCGCCGCCGATTCAAAGTCCAGCATGTCCATCATGTCCGCAGGGCTGACCGTCACGATTGCTTCTCCCGCTGTCCACCCCGGTCGCACCCAACCCCCATCCGCCCGCACACACCGTCAACCACCGCTTCAACCATCAGGTACACCACCACCGCCGCCGCGGCACACACCACCGCCGCCGCGGCGATCAACACCGCGCTCACGCAGCACCGCCTTCGATCGGGTTTCCGTTGACGTAGTGCCACAGCCGATCGAACGCCTCTTCGCACGGGTCAAAACCGCGATAGGCACGGATCACACCGCGCAGCGCCTCAACAATCAACTCGGCCTCGGCCGGCCCATTGGCCGCGGCGATCGACCACACACCCTCTGCGGTCTTGATGCGCACCACATAGTCACCGGTGGCATCATCGCGATGATCAGTGACAACGATGTTCTGCGTGTGCCGGTGTGAGCCGCTGTTCAGCCGCTTATGGATGCCCGTCGCGGCCTCGGCCAGCCGGTCCCTCACCGCCGCGAGCGCCGCTTCCCGCGATGAATACACCTGCCGCATGGCAAAGTTCCCGCCGATGCCCGGGAAGTGAATGAAGACCGCGCTCTGCGAGGCGCTGAGCGTCCAGACCGGGTGCTCCGAAGCATCCATGTCCTTGTCCGAATGCAGCACAAAGACCGGCCCTTCATGCTCACAGATCTTCTTCCCACACGCCATCGTCGCTTCGCTGATCTTGCCCATCGTCATGCTCCCTTGACTTTGCTGCTTTGCCCTTTGCTGCTTTGCCCTTTTCTCAGCGTCTACTTCCCCCTGCGCTGCCCCGTGCTCTCCGGCTCGCTCCCGCTCCGCACCCCCGCCCGCTGCTCGATGTGCCACCGGCGCACGCGCGTCGCCGCCGCGGCCGCGCTCACCAGCGCATCGGCCAGCTCCATCGCCGAGCCGCTGGCCATATCCGGCAGCGTCACGTACGCGCGCCCGTCGCCGCCGCTCTCGCTCAGGCTCACGCGCACCATCCCGGGCGCGACGATCCGCACCGTGTGCCCGCTCAAGCTCGCGTAGACCACGCGGTCGAGCGTGCTCAGTTCCATCTTCGCGGCCTGGTCACCATTGACCGCGCGGCCGAGCAGCTCGCTCAGCGATCGCGCCGCATCGGCCAGCACGCGGCCGATCCCCTCGGCCTGGCCGATCGCGGCCCTGGTCCCGCCCGGCAGTTCCGCGGGCTCAACGTCCAGGCTCGCCCGCTGCACGCTCCCGCGCTCATCGGCCATGTTCGCCTCCTCGGTGATCGTCACGGTCAAGCCTTCCCGGCCGGGCTCCCGGCCAACATCCACGCGCAGCAGCCCCACCGCCCACGGGCACACGCCCCGGGCCACCACGACAGGCACACGCATTGCATTTCCTTTCGTGCCTCCGGCGGCTCTTGAACTCACGCCGCCCGCACACACCTTGCAAATCCCGCCGCCGGGTGTCCCCGGCGGCAGGCATCCGTGGAGAGAGAGAATGCCTTACGCCTCGAACGACCAGGCCTGAACGTTGCTCTTCATCGGCAGCGCCTCGAACACGCCGACGCTCTTGATGCCGCCATCGCCCTCACGGCCAGCGGCGATTTCCTTGAGCGTTCGGCGAACAACGCCCGCCAGCCAGCCCACCGCTTCCGCCTCGGCCCGCTCGACCTGCCCGGCCTTGGCCCGCAGCAGCAGCGGCTTGTCCGCCAGAGCGTCAACATCCAGCGTGGCGCCGACGCGCTGCATGTGCGGAACCTCATCGATCAGCACGTTGTCCCACACCGCCGCATCGATGACCACGTCCTCGGGCAGCTTGTCGGTGCCGGTCACTTCGGCCACGATGTCAACATCCACCTTGCTGGCACCCTGGCTGATCTTGCTGGTGCCCGTGGTGTTGCTGACGCTCTTCAGATCGCTGATAAGCTCGACCAAGTTGGCCGGCTCGTAGCGGGCCTGCATGTCGGTCTTCAGCAGCGTGCGCAGCTCCCGCTGGCCCGTCCGCTGGCTCTGCCGCAGGGCCCGCACGCGATGCCAAGTCTGCGAAATCGCCAGATCCATCCGCACGCCGTCGCCGTAGGCGATCGCTTCTTCATCTCGGTAAGCCTCGATCGCACCGAGGCTCACCAGCACAATGGGCTTGTACGGGCTGTCACCGCCGCCGCAGATCCGGTCGAGCATCGCGCACAGCGCGTCAACCGTCAGCGCCACCAACCGCACCGGCGGCTCAAGCGGCGACACCACCAGCCCCTCAACCTCCTCGCTGGTCAGCGCCCGTCCCGCGGCCCGGTCATAAACGATCTTGGTCCCGTTGGCCTTGTCGACATCGCTCACCGTCAGGCCCAGGTTCGCGCCCTTGCTCTCGGCCCACTTGAGCACCTCGATCTGCCCACCACCGCCACCACCACCACCCGCCGTACCGCCATTCTTCTCACTGCTCATTGCATGTTCCTTGTCTTCACCGCCACACGTTGCACATCCACCATGCCGCACCCTTGCTCAGAACCAGCCGCGACGATCGCGGCTTACTCGCTCTGATCCTCAAGACCGCCGAAGGTCGCCTGCGCCACGTTGTCAGGATCGCCGCCGATCACGCCGGCAAACAACCGCTCACCGGTGGCCCGATCAACCGTCTCGGTGATCATGCACTCGTGGCCCTCGGTCTGCTGCGGCGGAACCACCGATCGGATCGCCACGTTGATCGTCGCCGTCGGCGCGGATTCCCCGGAGCCCTCATCGTCGCCGTGGCTCTTGGGGGTCACGCTCATCACGATCGTCAACTTCCGCGCCGCGTTCACGCCGGGCCGCTTGGCCACATCGCGGAGCACCGTCCCGAGTTCCTTGTTGAAGATCTTGCCCACCAGCCCCTTCTTGAGCTTGCCGACCGCCCCCAGATCCAAGACCGCTCGCTGCGCCATGCGTATTCCTTTCTGCACCCGACCATGTTGCACACGCCCCTTTGCGCAGCGGAGTGCAACACACACTCCGCCGCGCGCCGGTGGCGACACCATTACAAACCCTTCCGCCCCCCGGCCCCAGCCGCGCCCCCCGCCGTTTGCCCCATCCCCGTCGCCCGCTGCTGCATCTCACTGGCCAGCAGCATCAGCCGCCCCGCCTGGTCGGCCAGGGCCTGCGCCTCGTCCTTACTAATGACCGTGTCCTGCGCCGCGGCGTTCAGCCGCTCGGCCAGCATGCCGACCGAGGCCATCACGCCCAGCATCATGCGGTCAAGGCTCTGCGCCGCCGCGTCGGCCTCGCTCTCGGCCACCAGCGCGAATCCCCACTCCTCGCCCAGCCGCGACACCAGCCACGCCCGCGCGTCATCCGGCAGGTGCGGGATCAGCTTGAACAGCTGGAACCAGGGCACATGCCGATCCGCCTTGCTCGGCGAGAGCCAGGCCACGATCGTCTCGTACGAGATCCCGAGCCGATTGGCCAGGAACCGCCGCGTCACACCCAGCTCCTCGCACCGATGCACCGCCCCGCGGAAGAGCTCCTCCGCCCGCGCCCCCACCGGATCACGCACGAGATCCTCCTTGATCTCACCGTCTGCTCGCCGCAGGTCTGGCCGCCGCCCGTCCAGAAGTTTCCCGCGTTGTTGGCTTGTTATGTCCATGGACCCACGCAATCCTTCCATCACTGTGCCACTGCGCCACTCCGCCACTGCACCACTGCCCGCATCACTTCCCAACCAAACCCGCGTGCCGGGGCGCCAGCCCCGGCCGCGAGCGCACCAGCGCGGCCTCGCTCACACGCCCACCGTGTTTGCCTGCTCCGCACCGCCAACACCGCCAGCCGTTCCCCCAGCCGCCCCCCCGCCCCCGCCCGCCGCCACCACCGCCTCCAGCTCCGCCAAGCGCGACACCAGCGCCGCCACATCCGCCGCCAGCGCCCTGGCCGCCGCGGCGTCGATCCCCGCCCCCCGCTCAGCGCTCACGCTGATCCGAGCCAGCACCCGCTGCGCATGCCCCCTTGCCGCCACCACCGCCTTCTCAGCCGCCGCGAACATCGGCACCAGACTCAGCTGCACCGCCGCCGGCTGCACCACCCCCGCGGCCATCGGCCCCCGGCCATCGGTCTTTGATCCTCCCACGTTTCCTAACGGGGGAGGTGGCGAGTCCTCGAGCCGGATGGGGTCCCCGCCTTCGCCTTCGGCCCCGAAGGGGCCGCGGCCTGCCCCCCCAATAGCCACGTGTGCAACCCGTGGAAACGTCTGCACGCTCGCTCCTGCCCCGGCAGGGGCAGAGGAGAGCCCCGCCAATCCACCCCCAGCATTTCCCCTCGGAGTTGGACCAATCGGTCCAACTTCAAGGGTTCTCCCCGGCCCGCCGATGGCACCGACGATGATCTCGGCCTCGTGCGTGCTCAGCCGGCCTTCGTCGGCGTTGCGGCTGATCCGCGCCGCCATCGTGGCGTGTCCCGCCTGGGCCAGCCGCTTGGCCGCGTCCTTGGCCGCCGCCCGCACCGCCTGCTCGTTCATGTCCCCGTCGCGGCCAAAGGCCTCGCCCAGCGCGATCGCCCGGCTGACCAGCTTGGCGTGGAGCTGGCTCTCTCGCTGCCACTGCCCCCAGGCCCCGTGCCTGCCGCGTGCCATGAGCTGCTGCCGCACCGCGATCAGGTACGCCCCAAGCTGCACCCGCGCCCGCAGCAGATCCTTCTTCTTCACCGCCACCAGGCTGGCCAGGCTCCCCGCCCGCGCGATACTCGCCCCCCAGGTCACCTCGAGCGTGGCCCCGTCCACCGTCGGCACCACCAGCGGCGCGTACACGCCAGCGCCAGCCCCAACGGCAACACCAGCCGCCGCCCCCGACTCAATCCGCAGTGCGGTCATGGCTCACCCCCGTCATCGGCCCCGGGCTCAATCACCACGCCCGCTCCTTCCCACTTCCTCTTGCTCTTGCTCTTGCTCCTCACGCCGCACCCCCATCCTGCCGCCCGGCCTGCCCCTCTTCCCTCCGCTCCCCTTCCCTTCGCGTCTTCGCGTCTTCGTGCGCCCGCCCCCGCGCCTTCTCCTCCGCCTCCATCTCGCGTATGAACTCCGCGTGCTCGGCCCCCAGCAGCCTGGCCATCAGCCCGATCGGCGTGCCGTCCAGGTCCGCCAGCCCGGCGACGATCTCCAGCCCGTGATAGCACAGGGTCTGCGTCACGGTCCCGCCCCCGGCGGTGCCCTCGCTCCACTTGCACAGCCCGTCTCGTTTGCTGGCCCAGGTCATGGCCACCGCGTGGTAGAGCCCGCTGGCGTCGATCGGCATGCCGATGCTGCGTGCCCGCTGGGCGACCTGAACCCAGTCCACCTGGTCAACATCCGCCCGTCCGCAGTGCACCAGCGTCTCGGTGATCAGCCCCGCGGCCACGGCCCGCGCCGTGATCTGGTGGGCCTCGCAGATCAGTTCCCGCCCCCGCCGCCGCGCCTCGGCGATCGACCACACATCGGCGGTCACCGCATCGGGCAGGCGGTACACCATCTGCCCCACCGGCGGCCTCGGTGCCCGCCCGAACTCGCCAACCGGCTCGAGCCCCATCGCCGCGGCCTCGGCCCCCAGCGCCGGCAGCCGGCCCTTCTCATCTCGCTGCACGCTGATCACAGGCCACCCCCAGCGTTCTGGCCCTCGGCCATCGGGATGCGGCCCCCGGACCCAACGGGGCCGCGGGATGTCGCCACGGGTGAAGCGCAGCGCAACCCGTGGACAGCCTTCGCCCCCACAGATCCTTCCCCGCCCACCGTCAGATTGGCCAACCGGGGAGGTGCCGAGTCCCAAGTGTCATTTGGGAGGCGGAGGGGGCGAGCCGCTCGCGCCACCGGCCTGACCACCGCCGCCACCAGCCTTCGGATCGCGGCATCACTGGCCTCGGCCTCAACGAACACAAGCCGCATCGCTGCGGCTGGTGGTGTCGGTACAACGGGTCTGGTCTTGTTCACGCGCGTGCTCCACTGCCCTCTCGGGCCTTGTCGGGTCGGCGGCCATCCACGGTCGCCGTGCCCCTAAAACCCGCGGCGAGCGTTGAAACTCGCCGAGGGCTGGATGGCTTTCGTGGGCCTTGAACCCCACGCACGCACGGGAGGATTGTGCCATGCGTAGGGCATATGTCAAACACAAGTGTCAAAGAAGTCTATAAATCCCCGGTTTGGGGCGTTTGTTGACATTGCCACCACACACGGAAGACTCATGCATGAACCCGGTCGCAGAACTTCGCCGGGGGCGGGGTCTGACGCAGAGTGAACTCGCCGCCGCGGCGGGCGTGCATCTTCGCACCGTCTGGCGAATGGAGCATGACAGAGGCTCGGCAACACTTCCGAGCGTCACCGCCGTAGTGATCGCGCTGCACGACTCCTCCGGAGTTTCTGAGGATGAACTGTTTTCTGTTGCCCGCCACTTTGGGCTTCCGCCGGCCCCGATACTGGCTCGCCTTGGAGTTCAATCGGTGCGATCAGGAACGGCGCCGGCAAGCGTTGCGGACACCGATCGGCTCATCGCAAAGCTGCGCGTTGCCATCGCGGAGCTCGGCGTAGCAGCCGTCGAACAGCACCTCAATGACGTTCTCATGGCGGCTTTTGCCAAAAACTCGCCGCCGCCCGCGACCGCCGTTGGTGCCACTTCCGATGAGCATGTCATGACCGTCGCATCGAACCCCCGCAAGAGCCCGCTCGGCCCGAACATCCTGGAGCAGGAGTTTCGCCACTACTCGCCAGCCCCTCCACCAGCCGCGCCCACCGAGCCTCAGCAGTCCCCGTCCAAGCCCGCCCCCAAACGCCGACCCGGATAACTCTTCGGCCCCGAAGGGGCCGAGGTATGTAGCCACGGGTGGAGCGCAGCGCAACCCGTGGACAGCCTTCCCCTTCATTCCTGCCCCGGCAGGGGCAGAGGAGTCTCGGAGCCACGATCCCGCCCGCCCGCACGCGACCATCGCCGCTCTCTTTGCTTTGCCGCTTCACCGCGATCATCATCAAAGGCCCTCCCTCATGCCCAGGTATCACATCCACACCGTCATCGACGGCCGCCGCAAGATCGCCAAGCTCGATGCACCCTCCGAGGCCGCCGCCCGCGATCAGGCCACCCGCGCGGGCCTGATCATCAACGCCATCGAGCTCGCTCCCGAGCCGCCCCAGCCCGCCAGCCAGCCCGCGCCGGAACCGCTCATCACGCCCGCCTCGGCGCCTCCGCACGATGCTGCCATCGCCGATCTCCTCGCCCGCATCCACGCGGATCTTGTCGTGCTCAAGGCCCACACAGCTTTCCTCGAGCCCATCGCCCGGTGCGAACTTCTCCGGCGTCCAAACTTCACGCTCATCGCCACCGTCTGCCTGGGCATCTTCTTCGGCGTGGTCTTCCTGCTGGTCGTGGCGTTCTTCGTGCTCCTGTTCTTTAACCAGGTCGGTCGTTTCACCCGCACCGGCGGCTGACACCCACCCGCCGACCGCACCAACCACCCTTATTTGACCATTTGACCATTTGACCATTTGGCTCTTCGCCTCCGCCCCACCCTCCACCACCGGTCCAGGTTCGTCACCGCCCACAGCGTGACCCTGACCGCTCGCTTGAGCGGAATCACGCATCCGCACCCGGGCACCTTCGGCGCCAGCGGCGTGCTGATCTTGCCCTGGCTCCAAAGCTCCAGCCGTTGCCACATCGGCGATCCCCGCGTCCGCACACGCACGCTCACACGCCCGATCGTGATCGGCGTGCTGACCACGCCCTTGGCATCCGGATGGCGGCCCTCGGGGCAAGGCAGGCCGTAGACCGTGTGCTCGTCCACCGTGTACCCCGACCGCGAGCACACGCCGGCATCGGCGTGCTCGCCGGTCTGCCGCATGTTCGGGCACGCCGCGCAGATGACCGCTCGCGTCACCGTCTGTCCGTCGCGCTTCGCGCCGTTGCGACACGCGATCGTGCCCTTTGTCTGTCCGCATCCGCAGGTCATGGAAGGTTCCCTCCTCCGCCGATAATGCCGCGGCACTCTGGCGTGTCGGTAAAGTACGCTTTGGGGTTCCTTCGGTCGCCAGAGCCTGGTGCGCTGAACTGCTTGAACCCAGAAGATTCGGCTTCGTCAAACTCGCCATTACCAAGATTGAGACGCTGAAGCCTGTAGTACGCGGAGCGTCGGCAGTCAAAGAACGCCCGAACGATGTCCACTTCGCACGCCCCGCACGCCAAGATGTCAGGCGGCGGGGGCTGCCTGCCAAAGCAAGAAAAGAACCCGCTGAATGGGCCGTTGGGGTATGGTTCGGAGGCGAAGCAGTTGAAGGGTTGCGGCGTTACTTGGCTCACCGTCGTGGTGGTGCCGCTAACCGGGTCTGTCCTGATGCGAGTTAGCGTGGCGGAGCCCGACCATTCACAGCAGTCTCCGGGGGTCGCGTTAGGCCGCTGCGACCACGTGACATTGCTCTCGAAGATTTGCTCTTCAACCGTCTCGCCGCCGGCTCGAACGGATCGACTCTTGAAGGTCCATCGCATCCGCGCGGTCATGCCTGCAATCTGGCACTCGTCGGTCGGAATAAGGTATGTGCCAGGCGGCGCGTTTGGGTCGATCGGATTCGGATCGTCGATCATCCTGCACAGAAATGGACAGCAACAATTCGCACACACCGCGTTTGTGCCAACATCGGCACATCGGGCTATCTGTTCTCCCTGCGGCTGAAATGGAAGCGGACAACCTGTGCCATACTCCGGACCTCGGGGTGCCGACGGGTCGAACCACGGCGGCGGGCCGCCCGGCCCCCACGGCGGCTCGCCATTCCACCCATCACCGCAGCAGTTCGGCGGCGGCGGACACGCGCCGGTGTACAGCTTGCCCGCGGCCGTCGTGATGATCTTGCCGTTATCGAGCTGGTAGATCATGTCGGCCCCGGCGCGGGCTCAGGCTCGCAGACCTGGACTTCGAGCCGCTCTTGGATGAGCAGGTACCAGCCAAGGCCTCCGTCGCCGTTGTCGTCCCGAATGCACAGCGCGCGAGCGCCGACGATCGCTGGCACGATGATGCCGTCGGGCATCACCGGTGTCCCCCAATGCGGCCGCACGTTCGTGAGGGTCTGGTCGGTGCCGCGGATCTTCACCGAGTAGTTGACCGACGAGACGACCGTCGGCTCCGTCGCGCTCGCCGCGGTGATCTCGCCGATGAGAATGTTTGGCGTCGGGCGCTCGAACGCGAACAGCGTCTCGCCGGTCGTCGTTCGCTGGGGCCACGCGTGCACGATCGTTCCGGGTCGGACCTGCTCGAGCCACTCGTTCTCTCGATGCGTGGTGTCGGTGTGTGTGGCTTCGAGCAGGTTGATCGCGCGATACGGCTGGAAGTCGGCCGAGGTGATCCCTCCCGGCTTCGCCACCCACGTGCCGAAGTCGGGGCTCTCGGGGTCAGTGTCCCAGGCGACCTGCGTGAAGTGATACAGGTAGCGGTACTGCCTGGTCTCTGCCGGGTCTGAGCCCGGCACTTCCCACGGCTCGGCGTTGTCGATACGAATCGTGATCGGCCCCGCCGGCAAGGGGCCGAGGTGCAGCATGGCCCACAGCGGGAGTGGTTCTTCCGGCGTGCCGTGCCCAGGCTCTTCGTCGCCGCTGAAGCCGGCTTCCGCCGCGATGATGGTGAACTCGCCGACCTCGCCGGCATGCAGCGTGCGCGACCCGGCGCGGAGGCTCGCACGACTCTGGCCCTCGCGCGTGATGATCACCAGCGCCGGGACCATCCCGTGGACGACGACCGGGCCGACCGCTCCCGGCAGGATGGGCCTGGCGGCGATGCATGTGCGGCCTACATGGGTCTCCGCCGGCTCGATGAGCCTCATGACGGGGCGGGTCTGGAACAGGTTCGCCGATGGATCGACCAGGTCATCCTCGCCGACTCGGGCCGGCTCCCAGCACGGGCCGCCGAGTGCCATCGCCTGGCCCTTCTCGATCAGCGTGGCCGTGGTGTTGAGCGCGGCGAGCACGCGGGGCCGCTCTGTGGAGTCTTCGGTAGTTTGGCCGAGGGTGCGAGACTCCGCGGCCGCGGCGGCTTGCTGCCAGCGGTTGAGGGTGCTTGCCTTGAGCCTGACATTCTCGCCGGATTGGAAGATCCGTTCGGCCATCAGGGCTCCGGGAGATCGAGCGCCGCAAACGAGACTTCGTCGTACACGCGGTCGATGTGTGCAAGGTCGGGGATCTTCCGAAGACGGCCGCTGGCGTCGGGAACGTCTCGGTACTGCACCGAGAGATAGTGCCAGCCCTTCTTTCCCGGTATGTTGATGAACTCGCCTGGCGGCGCTCCAGCGTTGATGACGAATGCGTCCTTGTTCTCAGAGATCGCAAACTGGGAGACGATCTCATAGTCGCCATTGGCGATTCGCGGCTCCCCGCGCGAGCCAAGGAACAGCACCTCGCCTGGCTCGAAGCCGCGGAAGTTGTCTGAGTTCACTTTGAACGCGTTCCGGTTGATCGTCCGGAGCCACGCCGTTGTGATGGAGCCGACCGGCTTGAACCCCCGCTCGGTCAGGATCCCGTTGCCCGTTGGAACGGACACGCCCTGGGGCACGCCGTTCTCGTCGATGTTGAGCGCGCCGCCCGTCAGTGTGCTGACCCCGCCCGCGTTGCCCCAAGAGCCAATGTGCTCGAGCGAGTAGGTCAGGAGGACTTCGCTCCGCTGAGTCTCGAAGGACTGGAAGAAGTCGGTCGTCTGTGGCTGAACGCGGATCGAACCGCCGGAAGTGGAGCCCCAGGTAACTCGGCCCTCGTAGACGCCGACTGTGACCGGGCGGATGATCGGATCGCCTCGCCTCAGCCGCCCAAGGTTGGCGGGGGTGTTGGCTACCAGGTGTGCGAGAACGGTGTCGGGGTTCGTTTCACCGCGCAGAATGTACAGCCGGCTCTGTTGGGCAGTGCCTTGCTCAAACCCGCCGCCGACCTCAATCATTTCGATGGGCATGGCTTATCCCAGGTTCAGGTAACCGGGCTCCATCCGCTCGACGGCTCGCTGGATGCTCGAGATCTTGCTGTCGATCCGCTCGAGGACCTGGCCGGTCGGTCCGCCGCGGAGGCCCGCCAGGGCCGTGTCGGTCAGGTTGAATGCACCGCGGACCCCGCCGAACTGAGAGATCGCCTCGAAGGCCTCGCCGATGCTCTCCATCGCGGCCTTGACCTTCGGCGCTGCCGCTTCTGGGCCGAAGGGATTCGCACCGCCGGCCTCGTACCAGGCGGCAAACGCGTCGGCCTGGGCCTTGGCTCGCGACTCCTCTAGGCCTGCACGTGCAGCGTCAATTTCCTTTTGCAACGCGTCGATTGGCGACTGAAGTATCGACCCGAAGTCCTTGCCGATCGCCTCGATCATCTGCTTGCGATAGCCCTCCTGGGCGTTGTAGTTCTCGAGGTACTGCCTACCCGCGTCGCCGAACAGTCCCTCCGCTCGCAGATCCCGCTCCGCGATCGTGTTCTCAAGACTTGCGTTGTGGCGCTTTTGCCAACGTACCAGCCACGAGTCGGTACTGAATGCTTCTCTGGCTCTGTTCCACCGAACGCTAGGATCCATTCCCGCGAGCCCTTCAAGCCCAGCACCGATCGCGAAGTACGCGCCGGCGATCGAGTCACCCACGAACTCAGCGGCGTTGACCAGCGGCGTCGCGACTCCCTTGTTCAAATCGAGCCGTGCATCCAAAAACTCAGCGTCTATCCGGTTGGCCAGCCCCGCGATTCCCTTGGCTCCAGCGGACTCGCCGTACTGATCCGGCGCTATCGTGGCGGCGACGGCGCTCGTCGCGCTCGCCATGAGCTTTGCGAGGGTCTCGCCGATCCAGGTGAAGAGGTTCTGAAATGCCTGCGCGATGCTCTTTGCCGCGGTCAGGAACGCCATCTGGAGAGAATTCGCTGCGATCTTCCCCGCCGTCTCCATGTCTCCGCTCTGCATCGCCTTCGTGAGATCGTCGAGCACGCCCTTCGTCGCTGTCCAGGCATCACCGATCATTTCGCCCGCTGCTCGGAGTGCTTCGCTCGGACCAACGGTGAAGGAGACGACCGCCGCGGCCAGTCCGACAACGGCTCCCGTTACGAGCACGATCGGGCTCGCGAGCAGGCCGATGCCGATGGCAGCTGCCTTGGCGGCGATCGCCAAGGTCACGAGTGCTGAACCAAGGACCACTGCGCCCGCTGCTGTTGCGCCCAGCGCCATGATGACCGCGGGGTTGGCGGAGACGAAGTTGCCGAACTGCGCGATCAGCGGCGTGATCGTCTCCAGCGCGACCGTCATCGCGGGGGCGAAGGCCTCGCCGATCTTCTGGCTCGTACGAGCGATCGAGGCTTCGAGCTCATCGAACCGGTCGGCAAGCGCTGCGCCAGCCCTGGCGGTGCTCGTGCTCATCGTCAGCCCGAGCTCCCGCGCCCGCGCCCGCATGTCCTGAAGCCCCTTGGCCCCGCGGTCCAGAAGTGGTATCAGGCTCGCGCCTGAGCGGCCGAAGATGCCCATCGCCGCGGCGGTCTTCTGCGCCGGGTCCTGGATCGCGGCGATCGCGTCGGCGATGACCTCAAACTGGCGGTCTGGGTGCAGGCCCTGCAGCTGCTCAATCGTCAGCCCCAGATCCTCGAGCGCTCCGACAGACCCGGCGTCGCCCTGCATCGCGCCGGCCAGGACACGCTGCATCCTGGCAACGCTGCTGGTCAGGTCGCTTATCTCGAGGTTCGCCTGCTGGACGCCGAGCTTCAGCTCGCTGATCGCCTCGACGGACATGCCCGTCTTTGTCGCCATGGTGTCGATGTCATCGGCGCTGTTGGCGAACAGCTTCGCCATGGTCGCGAGGCCTCCCAGGGCTGCGCCGCCGAGAGCGATGCTCGCGCCGCCGATCTTGCCGACCGACGCCGCGAAGGAGTTGAGTCGCTTCTCAGCGTTCGACATCGCCCGGTGAAACTTCTCGTCACGTGCGCCAAGCTCCACGAACGCGCGCCCAGCTCGGATGGCGGCTGCCACACTCATCGGAGATCTCCGGTCTTACGCAACGCGTCCTGCCACGCCTGGCGAAGCCCAGCGAGGCCCTTGCCGAACGCCGGCCGCATGAAGGGCCGTGCCGCCATGGTCCTGGTCTTCTTCACCCAGCGCCCCTGGGTCTGCCACGTCGAACCGTCCGACCGAATCCTGACGCGGCCGGGTTCGAAGGTTCGGAACCGCACCGTTCCGCCGAACTCGAGGACCTCTGGAGCGCCCGTCGGCTTGTTCGTTCGGGCAGGGCCGATGATGATGCTGCCCGTCGCGCGGTCGTACGAGAAGAAGACAAACTTCCGCAGGAGCGAGTTGGGATCACGGACGAAGGGCGGGTTGCCCGGCGCGCTGTACTCGGTCTCGTCGCTCCAGTTGACGACGCCCTCGATCTCCTGCCGAATGAGCTTCTTCCGCCGAGTCTTCAGCAGCTTGCGGGCCTGCTGCCGCACGTTCCCGCCGAGGGCGAACAGCGCGCGGTACCGGGCCTCGTTCATCGACGTGATGATGTCCTTCCGGTTGAAGAAGCCGGCCTTCATGCCCTTGATGGTCGCGGTCGGGGTGATCATCGGTCGTCGCGGTGCTGCTTGCGATGCTCTTCGAGAAGGCTCAGTCGGGTCTCGTGGCCGTGCAGACGATCCTCGAGCTTTTCAATGGTCCTGGACAACTCGCGCACGTCCGCGCCGAGTCGCTGAATGGTCGACATCAGACGCCCAATGCCGATCAAGATTCCGGCCGCGGACATCAGGATGGTCAGGAGCGTGAGCCCGTTGTCGAGAGTCATGCTTTGGGATCCGTTGCAGGTGATGAAGATGATGTCGGCGGCTGCATCGCCGCCAGCACTCGCATGAGCGCCGCGTTCTGTGCCGCGGCGGTTGCTTCGTCCCAAGCCTCGTCGGCGAGGCGCTTGCGGGCCAGCCCCTCGGCCAGGCCCTCGTCGTACGACTTGTCCGCTTGCTTCTGCCCGCGGCGAGTGATGCCGTACGCGCCAACGCCCGCAGCGCCGATACCCAGCAGGGTGCCGAGCCCGCTGAGGTTGACGCCGGCCTGACCGGCAGCTGCCTGGACGTATGGGTTGTCAGTGATGAACTTCAGGGCTGCCGCGCTCTGCTGGCGCTTGGTCTCGATCTCCGCCAGGGCGTTGTTTGCCACGGTCTCGATCGTCGTCAGACTCTGCTCCAGCCGCGCCTTGGCCGCCGCGGCATCGGCCACGCTCTGAGACACGGCCTGCTCCGTTTCGACGACAATCTGCTCCAGCTCGCTCTTGGCCTGAGCCTCACCAATGGCCACATCGCGGCGGACCTTCGACGCCCGCAACTCGGCCTGTGCGCGTGCCGCGAGGATGCGAGCCTCCGCCGCGTCCTGCTGCGCCTTGGCCTCGGCTTCCTTGGCCGCGGCCATCTGGTCCGACTTGATGCGGACCTGCGTTGCGGTGACCTGCTTCCCGGAGCCGTACGGGTCTTCGATCTTCGGTTCGAGGAATCCGCAGCCTGCGATGATGAGCGCGATGGCGGCGACGACGATGGCGATCGGGGTGCTCTTCATAGTGTGGCTCTCTGAGCGAGGATCTGGAACTCGGCGGCGCTCACGCGAGAGTCGTCGGTTCCGTCGGTTTGAGGCATGAAGTCCGAGGGCTTGGTTCGGTTTCCGGCGAGGTTCGCCACCAAGCTCATGAGGCGTGCGGTCTGTCCGCAGTGGAACTGCGTGGCCCCCGCCCACATGGCGATCAGCTGCCATTCCTGGAGGCCGTCGAGGCTGTTGAGGCCGATGGCTCCGGCGATTTGCCAGGCGTTGATCCAGGCACAAGGTCGACGGCCAGGCTCAGAACCTGGTCCGCCGCGCTCTGCGCCGCCTTCTCCTGAGCTTGGCGCACCTTTCGAATCTGCTTGGCCGCGGCGCGCAGGAACGCCCCGCGGCCCCCAACGAAATCCGCCAGTGCCTCCAGCAGGACCTCGGTGCCGGCCTCGATCCGCTCGAGGCTGTCGAACTTGGCGGCCCACTCCTCCGGGGTGCACTTCGGCTGGCAGCAGATGTGGAGGATGGTCACGACCGCCTTGCTGTTGGCCAGCGTTTCGACGGTCGTTGCGGGTGCACCCAGGAGGTCGTAGCCGGCCTGCCGGATCTGATCGAGCAGGCCGAAGTGCAGTCGGAACTCGTAGCGCTCGTTGGCGATCGCGAAGGCTTGCATGTGGCTCTCCGAAGGTCAGCGGCTGGGTGGGAGCGTGATCGACCTGGCGACTCAGCCCGTCACGGTTGAGAAGTTGGGCGAGATCGTCGCGTGCGGCGTCGGCCGCAGGGTGATGGTGATCTGGACGGTCGTGTTGGCCTGCTCGGGCTGGCTGATGCCCTCGACCATGAATACGGCCTCGAAGACCACGGTGCCCACGATGGCGATGGCGTCCGTGGTGAACTTCAGATGCACCGACGTCTGATTGATGAACGCCGTTCGCAAAGCGATGTAGCTCGCGTCGTCCGGCTCGAGGTTCAGCACTATCGACGCCGAGATGTCGATCTTGCCCGGGATGTACAGCGAGAACTTCGAGTCCCGGCTGCTCGCATCGACCGCCTGCCCGCTCAGCTGCAGCTCCGTCGAGACGACGTTCTTGATGAGCGCGGGGGCGAGCGGATCGCCCGTCATCAGATAGACCTTGTGAAAGTCGCCGGTTCGCTTGGTTCCCATGGGTCACTCCTGGTCGTGGTCGCTGGTGTGCACGCTGTAGCGTGCGAGGATGTTGATGAGCGCGACCGCCTGCGTCTCCCGCAGTGCGGTGTGCTCGATGGACCTGTCGCTCGTCGTTGCCTGCCACTCTGCGAGAATGCCGGGGCCGAGCGTCAGGTGCTTGCGTGTCAGTGCAGCACGAACATTGGCCGCGACGATCATCATCGCCTTGGCTTCCGCGAAGGTGTTCACCGCTCGGCGGATCACGGTCACGCCGACGCCGATCTCGTGGCGATCGCCATCGCGCGAGACCGGCTCGATCGTGTAGTCGGATGCGTAGACCAGCGTGATGACGTCGTTGTCGCGAACGTCGCGGACCACCGATGCCAAGGGCGCGGCGGCGGTCTGGACGATCAGGCCCAGGCCGTTGGTCTCCGGCGCGGTCTGCAGGAGCTCGGCGACCTCTTCGACGACCCGCGCATCAAGGGCGAGGCGGCTCACAGCGCACCTCCCGCGGCGGTGGTGCGGATGCGGATGCTCGTTCGATCGGCGGTCTGGTAGGACCAGGCGTCGAGGCCGGGCCGTGCGATCACGCGATAGATGACCGTCTGTCCGCCGACCGTGTCGCGGATCTGGTCGCCGGCCGCGGGGCGGAAGAGCGCGGCGCCGATCCTCAGATCCGCTGCGGTCACCGTCCAATCCTGGGTGCGAACCTCGACGACGACGTCGTCGTTGGTGACGGCCTCGCCGCGGGTCTGACCTGGCATGGCCCGGACCGTGATCTGCTCGTTCGTCGCCGCGCGAATGTACACCACCTCACGCGAGAGGCTGGTCTCGCGGACGCGGTTCAGAACGGCTTGGCCCTGCTGAAGGATCAAATCGGCCAGCCCGCCTGTCAGCGAGCCGGCCCGGAAGAGAGAGATCAGGATCAGGCCGCGAGCGGCTGCAGCACGAGGAAGAACCGGACCGCCGGCAGGTTGGCGGTTGCGCCATTCGTGACGTCAAGCCGCAGCTGCTCGTCGGGCAACAGCGCCGCGTGTGCCTGGTTCGGGACCGGCAGGTAAAAGGTCCCGCTGTTCGGCAGGGTGTTCACGTTGTTGTAAGTCGCGGTCGTGATCGAATTGCCCGCCTGGTCCTTGAAGTTGATGACGACCGTGTTGGCCGCGTCGACACCGCCGACGTTGCCCTGCGTGAGCCCGTAGATGCCGAGCACGCGGTGTCCGCGGGGAGCGACAAAGACCGGCCGGTCGGCGATGTCGGCACCGGCCGCCAGATCCTCGAGGTCCACCGGCACGATGAGCGACTGAGCCGGGTTGATGCGGCGGACCAGGACGGACGTCGTGTCATCCCCCGCCGCCTCGACGACGACGCCGGTGTCGAGGTTGCGAATGTCCCGCGTCGAGAGCCCTGTTGCCGGGTCGATGTACGCGCGCTCGCCCGGGACGAAGACCGTCGCCAAGGCCTTGTCGAGCTCGTCGATGCCCTCAAGCTGCAGGCCGACGAGCTCGTTGGCGGCGGTCGGGGTCGGGACCAGGCCTCGCACTGCGCCCACGTTCACGAACGTGCCTGCGGCCAGGGCCGCGGCCGGCCGGTGATTGATGCTGTCAGCGCGAGAACGACGAGTGTGCATGTGTGCTCCTTGCTCGGGTGTGTGTGCCCCGCCAGTGCGGAGCGTGAATCCAGGCCCTTGGCTCTCGCCCTGGGCCTGGTTGAAGTCAGTGGGAGTCGATCAGGCCTTGCCCTTGGACCAGGCGAGCCCGCGGCCATCGCCCTTGCCAGCGCCGTAGCGGGCATACGCACGGATCGAGAAGCCCAGGACGTCTGCCGGAGCGTCGACGGCCTCGACCGTGACGTCCTGATTGCCCTGGACAAAGACCATGTCCACGGGCATGACCGAATCGCCGAGGATGGCGAAGTTGTCCTCCTGGCTGCCAGGGACGAACTTCGTCAAGGACATGAACGGGCTGCAGATCGGCGTGAGCTTGCCCTGGTGCGGGTTGTCGGCCAGCTTGGGCTTGTTGGCGGTCGTCGTCTCGTTGACCTGCTGGGCCTTGTACAGCAGATCCGCGGCGGTCTTGTTCTTCGTCGTGACCAGCACCTTGGTCGGCTGAAGGAGGATCGGCAGACCGTTCGCGTCGACCTGATCCATCAGCAGCCGCTCGAGGGCGCTGATCGATTCGATCGAGAAGGCCGAGTCCGCACCCTCGATGTAGTTCTTCCTGGCGGCGCTGATCTCCGTGCCGAGCATGGAGAAGAGCACCTTGTACGCATCAATTTCAATCTGCTGCGCGGCGTGCACGGCGAACATCCCGGGCAGGCGATCGAGCGCGCCGAGGTGGTCGTTGATGTACATGACCTCGGTGATGTTCACGATGCCGGCAATCTGCTTCGCCTGCGTCGTGAACTCGCTCTCCTGGAGGCTCACGTCCTGAATCGTGCCGTCCTTGGCGACTTCGCGCATCGTCCCCAAGAGATCGATCTGATACGACTTGCTCGGCTGGAAGTTGGCGACGGGCCGCACGCTGCAGAACTGCCTCCAGGTCATGGGCTGCCGCTGCCACTGTTCCCGAAGGCGAGCGTCAACATACGAGTTGAACACGCTGGCCAGGGGAATGGTGCTCGCCGAGGCGGCTTGGATCGTGCGCTTCGCCTGAGCACGAAGCTGCAAGTCCAGTGCCTTCGCGGCCCGGAGCTCATCGGTGTGCGACATGTTGACCGAGTACTCGCCGTGAGCGGCCAGGAACTGGCGGACGGTCTTCTGAAGCGACGAACCGAGGCTCAGGCGATCGCCCTGCTCGACCGCCTGTGCGCCGAAGCGGCGGATGCGGTCATCGTCCTTCATGACTCCTGCGGTGAGGCCGGCCGCCAGGCAGAGGCCGATGGTCCCGGGCGTGGTGCCGCTGTTGATGTGCGCGGCGGGCGCGCTGGACGCCTTGAGCTTGAACACTTCGAGTTCGACCTTTTCGGCGGTCCACTTGTTCCTGATGGCCTTCGCGGCCAGCTCGAGGTGGGTGGTGCCGCAGATCTCCAGGATCTTGCTCTGACGCTCGAGGTTCTGCGCGAGCTCCTCATCGCTGGCCTGGATCGTCGATCGGCTGTTCGCCGCGGCCAGCCGCCCTCGGCTCGCGGCCTGAACGCCGGTCGCCGCGCCGGAGCCAGCGGCAGCCGCCTCGCCGGCCTTGGCCGCGTCGGCCTGCTCGGCGTCGTACTCCGCCTGCAACGTGGTCATCTCGTCGTCCGTCAGGTCCGCCAGGACCTTGCCCTTCGCCTTCACCCATGCCTCGAAGCCCATGCGTTTCTCCTTTGTTTCGCCCGCGCGCTGGGCGGCGAGCCTGGTTTCCGTGTCCGGGTCCGCGCCCGCCGCCACAAGCGACACTTCGCGGAGCCGTGACGTGGTGACGATTTCAACAGGGCCAACGACCTCGCGGCCGTTGACCACGGTCTTTTCTCCCGCTCTCAATTCCCTTGTCTCGATGACATCGATTCCAATCGAGGCCTCCCACGAATAGCCGTTTTTGGCCATCGCGACGACAAGGTCGGCCTCCGGGTACCCAATCGCGGACACCACGGCCGCGACATAGAGCTGGCCGGTGTCGACACGCGCCGACTCAAGATGACCGAGGATCTTGGACTCGTCGTGCTGACGCAGGAATGAGCGAGGCTTGCCCTCGCGGAGGTCGATCCCCGCCAAGTCGACGACGACCCCATCCCAGAAACCGGGATGCTCGATGCGGCTGCCTGTGTAGGCGAGACTCTCGAACCGCGGGAGCTTCGTGCCGTCCGCGTTCTGAAACTTCATGCTGCCGCCCGAGGAGGCGAGCCGAATCTGGCGCGTGCGCGAAACGTTGAGGTTGAGTCGGCGGGTCTTCACTGGGCGGCCTCCTGCAGGTTGTTGTCGGCGCTGCCCTGGCCGCTCGCGGTCGATGATGCCGGCTGCGAGGCCTTGGGCTGCATGAACTCGAGCTGCGTGCCCCCGAGCATCGCGCGTTCGCTGCGGATCATGCTCGCTTGGCTGCGCGGGTCGCGCGTGCTGTACTGGCGGACGCAGTCGCCCCACGTCTTCAGTCCGTGGCGCACCGCTTCGATGTCGGCGTTCATCGTCTTTTCAACGTCGACGTGCGGCCGGATCGGCCAGGCCCAGAAGGCCTGCAGTCGCAGCAGCAGCGATCGGAGCCGATAGGAGAACTTGCCTTCGCCTGCTCGCGCCGCCCACAGCTGGTCGCTCTTGACGGCGTACCAGAGGTACTTGTCCAGGAGCGGGGCGATCACGAGCTCCTCGATCCGCATCTGCCGGTCCTGCGTGGCCAGGTTGTACGACTGGAAGTCCAGTCGGGCGCTCGCGTACGAGTGCCCGCTGCTGTCGCCAAACGCGATGCAGTACGGCATCAGCACCGCACGCGCCGCCTCCGTGACGACCGACTTGTAGTACTCGCCATACGTTGCGCCGCCGTGGCCGGGCTGCAGCATCTGCGCTTCCCAGCCTGCCGGCAGCGTGACCGCCATGCGGTTGGCGAGCGGGAGCGTCAGACCGGTCGCGACCTTGGCAGTCTGGCCGTCCGGCGGCGTGTCGGTCTTGAAGAACACGGCGAAGTTGGCGTTCGTCTCGGCCTGGGCAACCGTCGCCAGGCCGAACCGGCGAAGGTTGGCGAGCAGCGGGATGGCCGCGGCGATCGCGGGGAAGCCTCTTCGCTGGCCTGGGCGCTGCCAGTCGAATAGGTGCAGCATGTCCTCGGCGTCGACCGGCGTCGTCTCGAGCGACGCGCCCAGGCCGTTCACCTCGCCGGGGTGATCGACCCGCACGTGGTAGCGGATGGGGTTGCCGAAGGTGTCGTAATCGATGCCCGAGACATGCTCCGGCGACTCGAAGACAAACGGGGAGCTTTCGACCTGGTCGGCTTCGAGGAGGCGAAGATCCAGCTGGATCGGGTGCTTGATCTTCGGGTTGTGGAGCATGACGCCGAAGGCCTCGCCGTCGATCGCCTCAGCGCGGACCATGACGGAGAGCTTGCGGCGCAGTGCGATCGCTCGCGCCCACTTCTGGAAGAGAACCTCGAACTCGTCGATCTCGGCGCGGAGGTCGTCGTCGGGCTGTTCGCCCATCGGAAGGTCAAGTTGCAGCGTCGGCCCGCGGCCGATCGTGTCGATGGTGAGCGTCTGCACCATGCCCGCCAGGACGGCGTTGTTGGCGGCTTCGGCGCGGCAGCGCTCGCGGGCGATGCGGCGGACCTGGGGTACCAGGCTCGCGATCGCCGAGCGGTCGTCGGCCGTCTGCAGGAAGTGACGCGCGATCTCCGGGGTGTTCCGCGCGATGTCGTACCGCGTGGCCTCGACTCGCGCAGGCTCAGCAGAAGCAGCCATGGCGGGCGGCGAGGCCTGGACACCGGTTGGAAGGTCTACGTAGATCATGTTCCGGGGGGCTGGGGGATGATCTTGACGAAGCCGATCGCGCTGAGTGGGTTGCTTGAGACGCTTGCCCGCTGGATCTCTCGGCGTGCCTCGATCGTCTCGGTCACGCTGTCGAGGGTGACCGACTGGCCATCCGACGTCGTCGAGCGCACGCCCTCTTTGGCTCGCTCCTCGATTTTCGTCTTCAGCTCGTCAGCCATTGCAAGGGCTCCTGGTCCGCTTGGTTCTACCGACTGGTCCACCTTCGGGCAAGGGCTCGGGGGAAAACGTCCCAGCGTCTGGGACGTTCCGTGTCAATTCAGTCGTCGCGGACCGCCGATGGGGGGAGCGAGGGCGTCGAGCGGACCGAGCACCGCAAGGGCGAGCTCCCGGCCGTTGAGGTCGTACTCGGGCCTCAGCCAGTCCAGGTGTGGCTGCACTCGCGGCGTCGCCGACGCCAGGGCAAAGGGCGAGTCGAGGAACGTCGGCGAGTCGGTGAGGTTCACGCCGGGCACGACGTTGCCTCCGCCGAAGTCGCGTGGGACTTCACGAACACCGAAGAACTCGCAGCCGGCCATGCCTCCGGTGCCGCCGGCCGCGGGTGCTCCGTTGCGGAATCCAACGACGTTCTTGTCGGTGCCGCTGACCGGCGCGCCCCCAAGGAAGGTGAGGCGGCTGTTGACGCCGAAGCTCTTCGAGAACTCCGTCGACCTGAATCGAGCGAGGAACTCGGCCATCTGGTTCGGCGCAGACTTGATCGTGAACTGCGAGTTGGCCATGGCGATGACGGGCGTCGAGCCCGTGTTCGTGGCGAAGATCGTCCAGTAGGTCGTGCTATTCCCGGCGAGCGATCGGGCGTCGATCTCGAAGCGGCTTCCCATGAAGAGCAGGTTGTTGTTCGAAGCGTTCAACGCGACGACTGCGCCCGAGCCCGACGTCCACGGGATCTGGACATCGCACCCGAGGTACGAGGTGTCCATCGACAGCGAGAGGGCTCCGAGCCGTCCGAGCGGCTGTCGGCAGAGGATGACGCGCGATCGCCCCCACGAGGTGGCAAGCTCGGCGTTGGGCTGGCTCTGGCCATCGCCGCGGCCGTCAGCGCCGCCGATGAAGACGACGCTCCCACCGTCGGCGACTGCGTCCTCGTCGATCTCGCAGTCCATGATGATGGCCAACGCCGGTGGCGGCTGGTTCGCACCCGCGTGACCGTACCAGCCCTGGCACACGCCACGGGGCGTGCTCGTAATCGTCGTGCCCGTTCCGTTGGTACCCAGGTTGAGCGACCGAAGGTTTCCACCGATCAGCCGATCCCCGATGACCAAGAACTCGTTGCCGCCGCCTTGCGCGTAGTCCACGTGAACCGTCGAGTTTCCGAGGTTGTCTCCCTGCGTGAAGCCCGCCGAGTTTCGCCAGTAGAGCGTCGTCCCGCCCGTCGCGTTCAGGGCTGTGACGAGGTGGCCGTACGCGTGGTGACCGCTATAGCCGACCACGCAGTTGTCGATGACGGCGTACTTGTTGCCCTCGTGGGTCAGATGAATGCAGTACGCCTGGCTGACGCCGACGTCGGAGTTCATGCCCCAGCCCGCAACGACGAGGCCGCTACTTCGGAAGCCCGTGACGTCGCCGACGCTGATACCCCGTGTCGTCGCGATCTGGGCTTCGATCCGGCCTGTGGTGTTCTGGATCGCGTTCCTCGCGGACCGCGAAACGTGGAAGAGTCGCTGGTTCGTCGGGTCATAAACCGCGCTGTCCTGGTCGAGGGCCGCGAGCGTCGCCAGCTGCGCGGTGATCGTCGGGCTTGTCGCCGCGGTGAGCCGACCACCCCAGGCGATCGTCTGCCGACCCATGCCTCCCGCCGCTCCGTCGCGCGGATCATCCTCGGCGAAACGCGTGTGATACACGGTCTGCGTGACGGAGCGGAACCAGACGTTGCCCGGCAGTCCGGCGTACCCGCCGCCGAGCGTGCTCGCGAGCGTCCACCCGCCGGCAAAGGGGGCGAGAAAGCCCAGGATCTGCGGCGCTCGTTGGAGCGAGCCCACGTCGTCAGCGCCCGCTGTCGCTGTGCCTCGATACCCGGTGATGGTGATGTTGTTCAGGTTGATGTTGGTCTGCGAGCCCGCCAGGTTGGCGGGGTCGCAACGGAACACATCGCCGCGGCGGAGATAGATCGTCGTGTTCGCTTGTGCGTTCGCGGCGATGATCGCGGCGAGGTCGGCCGTGTGCCGAGCGCCGAAGGCCAGTGCCGGTGTCGTCCCGTTCCTGGCTGGATTGGCACCAGTCACGGCACCGGTCGCCGACCCGTTCGCGTTGAACTCGATGTAGATCGAGTTTTGCCGCTGGATCGGGCACAGGCTCAGCAGGAGTTGAGCGCCGGCCTTGATCCACAGAAGCTCGGCGCGAGTGCCGGGCGCAGGAAGCGGTCCCTGGCTGTCGAGCAGGAAGGGCATGGCTTACTCCGTGGGGATGACAGAGGCGATCGCGTTGCCGCCGACGGCGCGGAGTCGCAGTGTCTTGAGGCCTGCCAGCTTGCCGCCGGTTCCAAGCTCGCGCTCCTTCCGAAACTCGACGGACGTCCCGGGGCTGACCTTGTGCCAGGTGGCTCCGTGAATCTCCGGCGCGTTGACCTCGACTGCCGTGGGGCTCGCGAACTCGCAGGTCACCAGGACGGACCGATAGGGCGCGCCGAAGTCGCCGTTGAAGACTTCGTTGGTGGCTCCGCTGGCGATGGTGACCGAGTTGAAGGGCAGACTCATGAGCGGCTCCGGTGGGGATCTCGCACGCGACGTGTGGCTGTCGTCGCGGAAGTCCTACCAGCTCACGCTGAGGGGATCAATGGGCGGCGGCGGAACGTCCCAGACGCTGGGACGTTCTCACAAAATTTGTTCGATGGTGCAGAAGACGTGCTTGCAGTAGTCGCACTCGCGCCAGCGCTGGCGAAAGTTCGCCCCCACGTTGGTCTCGCGGAACCGGCTGGTCTTCACGCTCGCGTTGCAGCCACACTTTGGGCAGCGGATCGGATCTCCGCTCGGCTGGTACGCGGGGTCGAGCGCGGCGTATGGCCCGCTCGGCGCTGCCGGCCCCGAGGTGGCATCTGCGGACGCGGGTGTCGGCGGCGGAGCTCCGCCGGCTGGACGCGCGGGTGGTGGACCCTTCTTGCCTTTGTCGCTCAGCCCCATGCGGAACTCCCGGGTTGACTGCCGACCTGCCACAGCCTGGCGAGGTCGACGAATTCGCTGCCTTCGTCGCTGGTCGCGGTCGGCCACAAGGTCAGGCCTTCCATGCTCGCGGCCGCGGCGCAGCCGACGAGGCCGTCCCACCAGTGGTTGTCGCGGCCCGCGGCTCCGCCCCATTCGTCGAGCCGCCGGCCGTGGCCGACCGTGCGCGTCGGCCGCTCGGAGCGGATGTGGTCAATGAGCATGCGGTGCAGGTCCGCGTTCGCGTCGAGCTGGCCGTAGAAGGTCAGCGCGCCCGGGTCACCCGGTGCGGTGCGGAGGCGATCGGCGACGAACGTCTTCCAGTAGTTCACGTCAATCTGGAGGAGCCTCGTCGCTCGTGCGGCCTTGGGCGAGGTGAGCAGCCAGTGCAGGCCGCGGCGCTCGCCTGGTCTGATCTTCCAGGTGCTCATCGGGGACTTCGCCGCGGTGATGCCGACGCCGGCACTCGGCGTGATGATCGCTTTGTGTGGGCTGATCCTGGCGATCTCGTGGACGATCTCGGTGCTGACGTTCCAGTTGGAGTCGATCAGCAGCCGGCTCAGCAGCATCTCTGCGCCGTCCTCTCGCAGCCACGTGCGGCCGCAGAGGTCGTTGGTCAGATCAATCAGGCCCTGGCGGAGCCGGGCCTGCTGGTCGTGCCCGGGGTAGCGCTTGCTCAGTGTCTCGCGGATGTCGCGGTTGCTGAAGTAGGCGTCGGCTTGGCCCGGCCAGGTGCCATAAGCGATCACGCTCCCGCGCATCCGCTCGCCCCAAGCGCAGATCACGTACCACAGCGCCTCGCCCTGCACGTCGACGAAGCCGGTGAGGTGGCTCGCGTAGAGGGGCACGCGGCCGCGCGGGAGACCGCTCAGCCTGGCGGCGAGATCGGCGGCGCTGAGGAGCTTGGCCTCCGTCTCATCGCGAAGCGGCTCCAGCTGATACTCGCTGGCGAACATCTGCGGGCGCAGGAGGTAGATGTGCATGAGGCTCTGCACGGCGCTCACGCATCCGGGCTCGATTCGCTCCGGCCAATAGACCTCAGCGCCGTGGTCCAGCTGCTTGCGGTGTCGCTTGTAGAACGCGTTGACCTCGCCGAAGTCCTTCCGGAGGGTCGCCGCGCGGAGCAGCTCGAGGTACTGACCTCGCCAAAGGTCGAGCCGCTCGGGCATGGTGATCATCGCGCGGAACCGCTCGCCCGACCATTGCGGGCTCTTCTCGCGGTCGAGCAGCCGGTCGGCGAGGTCGTCATGCTCAATGACCGTGCAGGGGACGACCGTCGCGAGGGGCCGCGTCGGTCCCTGCAGGCCCTGCAGGCCGGACTCGAGCGTGCGTTGCCGAGAGACGACCTGGGCCGGGCTCCGCGCCGACGCGTCGGTCTGCGGGTCGTCGGCGATGACGAGCTCCGGCCTGACGGAACGGCCGTCGCGGCGCTGGTGATTCAGCCCGCGGAAGCCCGACTCGAGACCGACCGCCTCGATGATGCAGCCCGCGGCCTTGGAGCCCGGGATGTCCGGGAGCACGATGACTCCGTCACCCCATTGCATGTGCGTGCGCCGGCCGTGGTGCAGCTGGCCCGCACATCGCCGCGGCTCGCCCTCGAGCGCCGCGATCGGATAGCAGACCTCCGGGAAGTCGGCGGCGAGTTCGACCGATGTCTCCAGCCAAGTCTTCAGCGTCGCGATCGACTGCTCCGCCTTCTTCTCTGACGCGCCGACGAACAGGATGTACGGCACCCCGTTCAATGCGGCCCAGAGCGTGGCGGCCTCGCAGAGCTTGGTCTTTCCCGAGCCGCGTGGCATGCCGACGGCGAACCCTCCGCCCTGGCGGATGACGGCCTCCAGGACTTCGATCACTCGCAGGTGTGCTTTGCTGAATGTCAGCGCGAAGGTCGCCGGGAAGTACGTTCGGCAGAACGTCTCCAGGCTCGCGAGGCAGCGGTGCTTTCGTGCCGGCCGTGCGACCCTGGGGATGCGGCCGATGTCACGGCCCTCCCGCGAGATGCGCTGCTCACGCGCACCTGCAGACTTGAGCTTGCGCTGATAACTCGCTCCCTTGCCGGCCTTTGGCACTTATGGGTCTCGGGGGCTCCCCGCCATTTCGTGGCGTCCTGCCGGTGGGGTGGCTCAATCGTATCGGGAAAGGTATCGTCAGTGCATGCCAAGTCTCCGCGAGCAACTCGAGCCCCACATCCGCGCGTTCGGCGTCGGCAGGTTGGCGGATGCGACCGGCATCCGCGGCCCGAACATCTCCGAGTTCCTTCATGGCAAGCGGAGCATGCGTGAGGAGAACCTCACCAAGATGGCGACGGCGCTCGGCTTTGAGATCGTCATCCGCCGGACGAAGTCAGCCTCGGCGGGCGCTCGGCCGGCCGCTCGTCCCGCTGCTCGCCCGCGGCGTCGCGCGTGATCGGCGCGGTGGTTTGATGATCAGCGTTGCGCCGAGGGCCTTGACGATCGCCTCGATGTGCTTCACCGGCAGTTCCCGACGGCCGGCCATGTAGGCGTTCAGCGATGGGGCGTGGATGCCGATCTCCGCGGCGCAGCGGGCCTGGCCGTACTCGTTGATCAGTGGTGTCAGTTGTTCGCGGATCATGCGTGCTCCTGGAGAGTCTGGCGGATCTCGAGCGGGTCCCTCCCGGTCAGCACCGAGAGGGAGACGATCAGGTGTGAGAGGACTCGCTCATTCTTCGCGACGTCGCGTGCGGTCGCTGGCATTCTGCGGGCGCGCTTGTCGCCGGCCTCGATCGCGGCCTCGATCCCGGTCAGCAGCTTGAGCATCTGCAGGGCGGTGGTCTGGCGGCGGGACTCGGGCGCGAGCTTGTTCGTGATCTTCATGGGGGTGCTCCTTTGGGGCGTTTCATTCGGCGTCGTTCAGGAAGGCCTCGACCTCTTCTGGCTCTTGGCTGCTGATGAATCCGACCAGGTTGATCAGGTCTTCGCGGATCTTGCCGAGGTCTCCGGCGTGGCCCCAGTTCTTCGGTTCGGCCTTCTGCTCGGCGTCGTGCCGGTCGAGCTCCATCTGCAGCACATCCATCAGGCGGGCGATGTCGTTGCGGCGAGCGGCGTAGGTCTGGGCGGCGGTTGCGGACATGGTCGTGCTCCTTACTTCGTGATGGGGTTGCGGGGCTTGCTCTGCGCGTTCATGCCGCGGGCCTCTCGGCAGGCATCGCCGCGGCCCTGGCGGTAGCCGGTGCTCAGTCCTGCGGAGTAGCCGGCCTCGAAGGCCGCGGCGATCACCTCGCGGAGCGTGGCGACCGAGAGGTCGTGGAAGTCCAGGTGGTCGCGCCCGCGGGTCGCGAGCGTTTCGAGTTCAAGGTTGGTCCTCGCGGCCTCCATCGCGGCGCTCATGGCGTTGGTCTTTGCGGTCGCGTCGAGGCTGATCTTGCTGCTGCTCATTGCTTGCTCCTGTTCTCACACATTAGCACCCGTGCTAATCAATGCCAGCGCAATGCGAGAAAAGAAGAGCAGAATTGCAAAGATCTCAGCGGCGTTTCGCGGCCGCGATCGCGGCGGCCGCGAGCCTGGCCAGCTCGCTGACGGGATAGCCCTTCGGCCCGAGTCTCAGGGGTTCCAGGTGCTCGCGAACGGCGGCGAGTTCGAGGCTGCTTTCGTCATCGGCGGCGTGCGCCGGGGTCTCCGTGGGCGCGTCGAGGCGCATCAGCTTGACGAGCTCGGCCTGGGCGCGGAGGGCGGTGCGGTTGTCCTGCCCCTGCAGCGCGCGGCGGTAGATGTCCTCGAACCGAACGACGGCCTTGCCCCGCTCGACCGCTCGGCTCGCGTCGCCGGCCAGAATGATCCGGCGGTGGACCTCGGCCATGGTCTCCTCGAGCGCGTCCGCCGGCACGCCGATCTTCGCCAGCGCGGCGTTCTTCAGATCGGTCGGGCTAAGCCCGCTGACGCTGAGGAGGATGAGCTTCTCGACGTGGCCCTGGTCAGGCGTCGCGGGCATGCGCCTCCTCCATCCATCGCGCGTGAAACCTCAGCAGGTCGGCGCTTTGCGTCAGCGTGAACTGCTCGATCGCGCGGCAGGTCCGCAGGTTGGCCGAGGACTCGACGACGAACGCTCGGCCGTCGGTCAGCCTGGCGGCGATGATCTTCGCGTGCGTCCGTGTCGCGCAGTACCAGCCCCCGCGGGCGGGGAGCTCGGCGCGAAGGCGGTTGCAGACGTCGGCCTCGTTGTAGTCCGACTCGTAGAAGTGGGAGACCAGAAGCCTGGTCGGCCCGATCACGCCGGCATCCATCGCGCTGAGAAGGCGCTGGGCGTTGGCGGCGTTGAAGCCGAGCGTCGCGAGCCAGAGGTCGGCGATTCGCGCCGGGCTCGCGTGGATCAGGATCGCATCGACGAGGTCGTATCCGTCCCAGGCCCCGCTCATGAGGCCGTGCCAGGACTCGTTGTCCGCCGGCAGGCCCCCGAGCGCGTGAGCCGCGACGTCGGCCCTAGTCAGGTCGATCGTCTTCCGCCCCGCGGCGGTGCGCTTGAGCAGCGGTGTTCCTTCGAGCGGGATGGGCTTGGCCTTGGCGCGGCTCTCGCGCTCCGGCGATCGCGTCACGCCGAGGATCTCGTCGAGGTCATCCATCGATCCGCTCCGCGGCCTTTCCCGCGAAGGCCTCCCATCGGGCGATGATCACGTCGCAGTACAGTGGGTCGAGCTCCATCAGGAACGCGCGGCGTCCGGTCATCTCCGCGGCGATAAGCGTCATCCCGCTCCCGCCGAAGAGGTCGAGGACGTTCTCGCCCGGGAGCGTGCTGTACTCAATCGCCCGGCGGGCCAGCTCGACGGGCTTCTCCGTGAGGTGGACCATCGCCTGCGGGCTGACCTTCTTCACTCGCCACACGTCGCTCGGCGCGTCGGCGTGGACGATCGCGGCCTGATCGTCGCCGAGCTCGACCTCCGCGAGCCCCTTGCGTCCGGAGCTCGCCGGCAGCACGTCGACGCTGGCGTCGCCGGCCTTGATCCTCACGCCCTGGCCGAGCTTGACCCCGCGCGGCGCCCTTCCTCCGCGGCGAATCTCCCAGGTGTCTGAAACGTTGGCTTGCCCGAAGAACCGATGCGCCGCACCCGCTCTCCAGCCGTAGAAGCACCACTCGTGGTTGCCCATGAAATCTCGCCGGCTGAGCGTCGGGTGCTCCTTGATCCAGATGATCGCCTGGGCCAGGTGCAGGTTGTTCCTCCGGAACGCCAGCGAGTAGGGCTCGGGCGAGACGTACCCGCCCCAGGCGTAGACCGCGCCGCCCGGCACGAGCACTCGAGCCATCTGTCCGAACCAGGCGAGCACGAGCCGCTCGTACTCGGCGGGGCTGTGGTCGTCGTTCATGATCACGCGATCGCGGGCGCGCTCCGTCTTCTTCTCGCCCTTGGCCTTCGGCTTGCTCCGCGGCTGGACCGCTACGTTGTACGGCGGGTCGGTGTGAACGAGATGGATCGGCGATCGGGCGACGAGCCGGTCGACATCCTCGGTGCTCGCCGAGTCTCCGCACAGCAGGAGGTGGCGACCAAGCTTGATCAGCTGGCCGCGCTTCGTCGTCGCGACCGCGGGCACGGCCGGCACGTCGTCAGGGTCAACGCCCCGCTCCTGGTACCCGCCGGCCAGGATGCGGTCGATGTCGCCGCGCGTGAAGCCGAGGAGCGTCATGTCGATCGCGGCTCCGATCGCCTCCAGCTCGCCGCGGAGGAGGTCCTCGTTCCACTCGGCGAGCTCGCCGACCTTGTTGTCGGCGATGCGCAGCGCTCGGACCTGGTCCGGCGTCAGGTCCGCGGCGACGATCACCGGCACGTCGGCCAGCCCGAGCTTCAGCGCAGCCTTGAGCCGCGTGTGCCCGGCGATGATCACGCCCTCGGCGTCGACGAGGATCGGGAATCGGAACCCGAACGCGGCGATCGAGGCCGCGCACGCGTCAACCGCCCCCTCGTTGTCGCGAGGATTCCGCTGAAAAGGCCGCACTTTTGCGACCGGCCACCGTTGGATCTGCTCCACCCGCTCTCCGAACTTCCCAAGGAAAGAAAGACTACCTTGGAAGGCGGCAGTTCCGGAGGCTGCAAACGTCCACACTTACCCCTAGAAGGACCCAAACCCGGGGGGGGTGGGGGGCGTCTTGGGCTCCGTCTGAATACCAAAGTGAATAATCCGCACCCGGTTCTTCCTCGGAGCACCGCGGCGTTCCGTTGTTTAGACCAGGTTGATCTTCACCTGCGGGCGTCTGCTCTCCCAACGGGCCATGACGAAGACCTCGCCCCATTCCCCGATGCGGCTCATCACGTCCGCGCCGAGCGACTCGACCAAGGCATCTGGCGTGTAGTTCGCGGCGATGATCGTGCCTGCCTTCATCTGGTACCGCGCGTTCAGCAGCTCGCCGAGGATGAGCATCTCCTCCGGCGTGTGCCGGCGGCGGTGGAGGTCGTCGATCAGCATCAGCGACTGCATCTTGCACAGCTGGTCAATCACCGTGGCTCGCGGCGTTCGCTCGCCGAAGGCCTTGGTGCTGATGTGCTCGATGATCTCTGCGCCTTCCCACATCCGCACCATCGACAGGGAAGGCTCGGCGCAGGCCTCCCAGGCGACCTGGGTCAGCAGCTGGGTCTTGCCAATGCCCCGCTCGCCGAGAAGGACGACGCATCGGCCCGCCAGAGCAGCCTTGAGAACGGCTCGCGCAAGTGCGCCCTGGTCAGGCCACTTCAGCCCTCCTTCAAGGACCGCTTTGTGTCTCGGGCTGATGCAGGCATACTGGCGCTTGCTCTCGACTCGTTGCGCGGCGAGGCTCTGTGCGGTCTGGCGGTCGATCTGGTCCTTCGCTGCTCTCGCCTCCCGCGCTCGGTTCGCCTGCTCCGCGGTCATCTGCCTCATGCTGTGCTCCTCATGGTCGTGGTGGTTGCCTCTTCGCCATTCGCGGCTCGCCATGCCGCCCAGTTCGTCGCGTCCTTCACGCTGAGCCTCTGCGGTGCCTGGCGTTCCGGCGCTCGCCTGGCGAAGACCATCTGCCAGCCCGAGGCCCAGGCCGCGTCGATCGCTCGCACGGCCGCGGCCTCGCCCCCTGCGGACATCTCGGTTCGGACCGCCTCGAGCGCCGCGGCGATCTTGTCTGCCGTCGCCGGGTTCCGCCATCCAGCCCTCGCCCGCTGGTCGAGCCAACGTGCCCAGGCCCGGCGGACGGCCTCGGGCAGGTCGGGCTCGCGGAGCTCGGCTGGCAGTGCCTCGAGCGCCTTGGCGGCTCTGGTCGCGTTCGCCTTCGCCGCGGCCTCCGACCGGCTGGACCCTAACGGATTGGCGTCACGCTGCAGCGTGACGGAGCGTGACGCGTCACGCTGTGCGTCACGCGCGGGTTTTTGTGTATTGTCTTGGTATTTATCAGCCTCTTCAGCAGGAAAGAGACCGGAAGAAGAACCAAAACCGCGCGCGAGTGCGTCACGCTCCGTCACGCTGCCGTCACGCTGACCGTCACGCTGCGTCACGCTTGAGCGTGACGCGTCACGCGCGCTCGCGGCCGATCTGTTAGGGTCTGCGATGGCCCGAAGGCTCGCTCGGTACCGTCGGGCTCGCTCGGCGGCGAGGGCTCGCCGGCGTGCGTCCGAGTCGGTCTGGGGGGCTGACGATCGGCCCACAGCCGCCGGCGGCGGCGCGGGCTGCTCGGAGGCCTGGCTCGGCTCCGGGCTCGCCTGGGCGTCGCCGCGGGCTCGCCGGCGCTCGCGGCGCAGCTTCTGTGCCTCGTCGAGCACGTCGGCGAGGAGTTCGGCGAGGGTTGTGATAAGGGCTGAGCGGTTCACGAGGCTCTCCTGGCGGTGGTGTAGCGGATGGCGCGAGCCTGCCAGGCGGCCCAGAAGGCCTGCTCGGCGATTTCGACGCGGCGTGCGAAGTCGGGGTCTCTCATGAGCTCCCGGGCGGCGGTGTGCATCTCCAGGACGCTGGTGTGTCCTGCTGAGCGTGGGCGCAGCCGCCGGCGGATTTCGGGGTACGACGCTCCGATGTACTGGCGGGCCAGGAGCACGATGACCCGGCGGGCCTCGATCGTCGCTGCGCCTCGGCTGTCGTCAAGGAGCAGATCGACGGGCACGCCGAGCGCCCTGGCGGCGGGCTCGATCAGGTCGTCGAGGATGGGGGGCGGTAAGTTCATGGGAAGAGCGGCTCGATCTGTCCGGGGAATGGCAGGTCCCAGTTCGCGATGATCTCATCCCAGTCGAGCGCCTCGGCTGGCAGGTCCGCCTGGCCTGCGGCGAGCACCCTGCCGATCTGCTCCTGCAGGTGAGGGAGCCTGAAGCACTCCGGCGGCTTTTCGCCGCTGGGATTGCACGCGAGCGCGGCCTTCATGTGCGGGCTCTCGATGAAGCGGCGGAGCCAGGCGGTGATGGCGCAGTTCGGGCAGAAGCCTCGGTCCTTCGCGTGCTTGAGGAGCCGGGCCTGGTCGTTCGACGTCGCGGCGATCCGGCACCTGACGGCGCAGCGATCGCAGTTGACGATGCGGCCTGCGTTGGGGTTGGGTGTGGTCTCGCTCACGCTGCACCTCCCACCCGCTCGACGAAGTCCCGTGCCCGGTTGACCTTGGCCATGAGCTCATCGCTCCCGCCGGCGTCGGGGTGTGCCTTCCTGGCGGCGGCGCGATAGACCGCCTGCAGATCCGTCGGGAGCTCGCTGACGATGTCGCCCTTGCCGATGCTGCTCAGCCATCTCATGGCGTCGCGCACGCTGGCGAACTCGGCCGCTGGCGTCGCCGGCGTCGAGGGCAGGGCCTTCCAGCCGGCGTACACCTGGTCACCCTTCACTGCGCCGTCGCGGGCGATCATCCGTTGGGCGCGGAGCGTCCGGGCGATCGCAAAGACGTTGTGCTCCCAGTCTGCCCACGTCGCGCACTCGTAGCGGAGCGGGCCGTACTTCGAATCGAAGAACAGGCGCACGCCCGGCGATCGCGGCCTGGCGGTGGAGCGGATCCAGCCGTCGTTACGGATGTCGTTCTCGGCGACGTTCATCTCGACGATCGCCTGGCGGACCTCGAGCGCCGCGAGCTCGTGGCGAAGCATGGCCGCGATCGACGTCCACCCGGCTCGGTAGGGGCTCTTCTTGCCCTGGCCCTTGATCGGCTCGGCCCAGGCCCGTGCGATGAGCTCCGTCCTGATTGGCGGCTGCTGTGTGCGTCTCACGCTGATGCTCCTGTGTTGCGGACGGCGCGGTCCTCGGCGAGGGCCGCTCGGTGTTCGATCACGAGTCGCTGAAGGTCTGCCAAGGCATGCATGTCGATGGCCTGCTGCTGCTGGAGGCGGTCGCAGAGTCGCTCGGCCGCGGCGGCGATCGCGAGCGTGCCCTGGGCGAGAGCGCCGGCGGCCTTGGTCTGTGCGAGCTCGGTCTGCGTCAAGTCGAGGAACCGGCCGACGACGCGGGCCTGGCGAGTGAGCCGATCGGCCTGCATCCGCAGGTCACGGGCGCGGAGCCGGCTCTGTTTGCCCTGGTCGGCGGTCATCGCTCGGCCCCCTTCGCGGCCTGGGAGTCGAGGTGCCGACGAATCAGGCGGCGTAGGGGGACGACGGCGCTGATCACATCCGGATACCGGGGGTCGCCCGGAGGGTTGGTTCGCATGCAGATCGCCTGCCAGCCGGAGCCCACGACGGTGATGCCCCAGAGCCCGAGTTTCTCTGCGATCCTTTGTGGCTCGTGAATGACGCCGCCTGCGAGCGTCAGGGCTTGGAGATAATCCTGGTTGAAACACAGATGACGCACAGCCACTTTGCGGCGAGGACTCTCGTTGTCGTCGGGATCTTCCGACGGCCCGAGCGTCCGCACTGGCGGAACCTGGTCGAAGACGATCGGGGATGCGGGCTGTGTGTTGACCGACCAGTTGAGCGACTCGACGTTCGGGAATCGCTCACCCGCTCCTGGCTTGCTGTCCCTGGTGTCGGTCCGCCGGCGGATGCAGAGGGCCAGGTCCGTCGCGTACTCCCAGCCGTTCAAGACGAAGGGCGTGGTGACCGCGTAGACCCCGTGCGAGTACTGCCGGCAGGCGGCGTGCATCAGCTCGTCGAGGGTGATCATGGCTGGGCTCCTTCATCCGCGGCGATGACGTACACCGTGGCCATGCGCCCCGTCCTGGTCGGCCTGCGGCGCCCGCTGTCGACGATCGCTCCGGCGTGCTTGAGGCTCGTGAACCGGCCGCTGTGCGATTGGGGCAGGTGGGCGGCGGCGAGCCACTCGTCGAGCGTGGCCCCGTGCTCGCCGGCGTCGTGGACGAAAGCCAAGGCCTGGCGGGCCAGCAGCGTGGGGCGCTCGGTCGCGTTGGCGGTCAGCGCCGCGATGCGGCTCGTGGCCGGCGCTGCACGCGACGTGCGGTATCCGATTCGGCGGAGCTCGAGCCCGTCCCAGAGGTGAGCAGCGGTGTCGGTCATTCTCGCACGCCCCTCTCTCCGCCCCACATGAGGTCGTCGACGCGGCGCTCGAGCGCCTCAATGCGACGCTCGGCCGCGTCGGCGCGTTCCGCGAGGGCGTTTAGCCGGCGATCGAGCTCGCGTCGTTTTGCCCCCTCGGGCCACGGCAGAAAAGCCGGATGGTCCGAGGTGCGATCGGGGAGCGTCTGGGATACCGGAGGCCCGTTCCAAGGTGAACGAACCGGGTTCCTCAGTCGGCGCTTCGCAGGCCGACATGCAAGCAGGATGATGGGCAGGGCCAGGGCCATCGCGATAGCCAACAGCAGTACTCGTGAGTCCTCGAGCGGCATCATGACAGTGCCCCCCTCGCCGCGACCAGCAGCCATTGGTCCAGACGGTCGATCTGCTCGAAGTCGGCCCACTCGAACGACGTCGGCGGCTTGGCGCGGTCCGGGTATCGGTTCACCATCTGCCGCCCTGTGAGCACGCCGATGCGGTCTTCGTTCTTCCAGAGGACCGCGACGACGGCGGCGTACCAGTTGTGCAGATCGATGAGCGCGTTCAGCTGGTGTGCTCGAAGGCCTCCGTAGCCCTTTCCCGGCGCTACGACCTTCAGCCTGTTCGCGTGCTCCGTGGTCGCTTTGACCTCGAGCGCGATCATGCGGCCTTGGAGCATCGGCAGCCGCTTGTCACCGAGAAGGTCTGCGGATGGTCCCATGACGCCGAGGAAGTCCACGTCCTGGCGCTCTGAGAGCTTCCTCAAACCTGTGAACCCGCGTCCGGCCGTCTTCACCGGCACCGTCGGCACCGGCAGCATGCGAATCCGAGCGACCAGGCTGCGCTCCCAGCCTGCATGGACGCTGGCGAGCTCCCGCTCAAAGTACTTGCCGGCGGCCGTCGCGCGCTTGCCGGCGATGGACCGCTCGAGCCTCGCCTTCTCGGCGCTCGCCTGGTCAGGGTGCAGCGCTCGGAACTGCTCCGCGGTGAGTCGCTCGTTCATGGCTGGCCCTCCGCGTTCTGAGGGATGAGCTTGACGCCGAGGACAGTCAATAGCGCCGCGACCTGATCCGGCATGAGCGCCTGCGTCAGCTGTGCGTGCACGCCGAAGAGCTCGCCCCAGACGTGCAGGTACTTGTCTCGAGCCTCATCGTGCTCCATCGGCCGGTCGATGACGCCTCGCTCCCAGCGCTTCAGGCCCTTGCTCCACCCGGTGTCGTGCCGGAGCAGGTCGCTGGCCTCGCGGGCGAGCACGAGGCGGTCGGCTTCGGTGACGAGCACAGCGACGTCGGTGTCGGTGTACTCGGGAAGTCCGAAGGCCTGGCGGACGACTCGGTCGATGTTGAACGTGTGGTCGTTCAGCTTCTCGGTCATCGCCTTGAGCGGGCCAGGTACATCGCCGAGCCAGGCCTCGTGCGCGTCGTGAAGCAGTCCCCAGCGCGCGGCCTTCAGGGCGAGCGCGGGGGTGTCGTTGGCGGTCGTGCCGAATGCCAGGTCCGCAGCGACGAGGGCCACGATGGCGCTGTGCTGCGCGACCGAGTAGAAGTAGCGCGTGTGCCCGTTGAACCTCGCCAGCCTGCTGAGGCTCGTGGCGATGTCCTGAAGGTTCGCATCGTCGCGATTGAAAGCGTCGACGTGCACCATGCGTCCGGTGAAGGTCTGGATCGGTCCTGCTTCTTTGTTGATGCTCATCGGCGGTCCTCGCGGTTGGCGCTGTAAACGCGGTCCTCGTGTCGGTGTGCGGGCTCGAGATACGGCAGGCCCAGGAGGTCGAACGCGACGGCCTCGCTCGGCACGGCGATCCGAACCCCGCGGCGGTCGTGCGGAAACCCCTCGCGGCTCTTGAGGCCTCGGTTCTGCAGGCGGAACATCGCGGCCTTGCCGAACTCCGCCGGCCCCGTCCTGATCAGCTCGATCCAGCCGCGGTTGCCCTGCGGTCCTGGCCAGAATCGGTGGATCTGGATCGGCAGCAGCGCCGGCTTGGGGCTCTTGAGCTCGAGCAAGAGGTTGCACATGCCGAAGCCGGGCTTGAGGCCCTTGACGGCCGTGCCCAGCCTCGTGTCTCGTGCTGGTTCCTCCGCGGGGTAGAAGTGCTCGCTGAGCACGGCGTACAGCGCGTCAGCCTCCATGGGCCTGCCCTGGGCGTCGAGCGCCGGCCTGGGCGCGATGTAGTCGAGGTCGCCGGCCACCGGGAGGCCGCGGCGGAGACTGCCGACCGTCGCGACCATGGCAGCGCCGCCCTCGGCGTCTGGAGTCAGCTCGCGAAGCCCGAGCGTGCCGCGGAGGTGGTTATCGACCTTGCGGAGATAGTCGGCATCGAATCGCGGTCCGTTCATGAGGTTGCTCCTGCGGCCCTCTTGACCGCGAACGCCAGCGGTGCCTCGATCCGCACCTTGCCGGCCTTGCCCTTGGGCCACCAACGCACGACGAGCGTCTTCTTGGTTCCGGCCTCGGCAAGCGCGGCCATGTCCTTCGCGCTGATGGTGATCTCGACCGGATCCCCGGCGCTGACCGTGACGCTCAGGCTTGTCTGGCGGTGCAGGCCGTACAGCTCGCGGATCTTGGACTCCAGCGCTGGGTCCGCGTGGCGGCCGTTGGCGTTATCTTCGATCGCTGAGAGCCTCGCCTCGCGGATCTCCAACAGCCTCGCGGCCTGCTCGAGAGTGAAGCCGCACTGCTCGCGAAGCGTGCGGAGCTCTGCGCCGATGCGGATGTGCTCCTGGCGGTGCTCCATGCTCACTTGCGCACCTTGCCCTTCACCGGCTTCGCGGGCTTGGCGGCCTTGGCGGCGGGAGCCTGTGCGGGCTCGGCGGCGGTGGGGGCATCCACCCAGCCCTTCGGCCTGGCGATCTTCTTGGAGTCGATCAGCTTCTGGAGCGTGGCCTGGCGGATGACCTTCTCGTCCACCGCCGGCGGGAGCGGCGCGGCGATGTTCAGGGCCTTGCGGAGGGCGTCGCGCTTGTCGAAAGCGTTGTCTGTGTCGGCGAGCAGTTCTGCGATCGCCTCCACGATGCTCTCCGGGCTGGAGGTCGTCGACTTGGCCTTCATCGCGATTTTGCCCAGCTCGCCGATGTCCGGCTCCGCGATCAGCCGGAGGCGTTGCTGCCAGTGGGCTTGGCTCAGGGGTGCGTACCTGTTGTACTTGGGCTTCTTCGCCAGCAAGGTGTCGGAGAAGCTGCTCTCGAAGAGCATCACCGTCATCGCGGTCGCGACCTCCGGCCGTGCCGTCAGAGCGGCCTCGACGTACGGCATGTACTGCTCGACGCGCTCGTGGTTCGCATTCCTGATCGCGTCATTGACGCGGTAGTTGACCTCGTACTCGGGCAGGTAGTTCGTCTCCGAGCGATCGGCCGAACGTTCTGCGGCCTTGACGCTCTTTTCGGCGCGTCGGATCCTGGCGGCGGAGAGTGCGGCCTCGGCGCTGACGCCCGCGGGGACTAGACGGCTCTCCTGCAGCATCTTGATGTTCAGCGGGGCCTCGGTCTTCTCGACCGCGTTGACGATCGCCGTCGCCGCGGTCTTCAGGGCCTTCTCCGCCGCGGCGGCTTTCGCCTTGTAGCACGTCGGGTTCCCGCAGTACGGCCCGTCGTCGTCCTTCGAGCGCCTGCCTGTCCCGCCGTCCATCTTGTCGTACAGGTCGCCGGCGGCTGGCAGTTCGCCCTTGCCTCCGAACAGCTGCATGTCGTTGGCGCTGTTGGCCGGGCAGGTGTTGCACGCGGGGGCTTGAACCCCGGGCACGTTCACGGCCTTGTCCCAGGCGACGTCGGCGAGGCTGAGCATGCGGCGCGTCACCAGGTCCTTGACCTGGTCGAGCTCCATCGGCAGGCGTCCGGGCTCCTCGGCCGCGGCCTGGCGAGCGATGTCCTCGCGAACCTTCGCATCGGCGAGCCTGGCGATCACCCGGGCGTGCGTCGCCGGCAATTGGCCCGAGCGGATCAGCTCGCGGATCGGCTTGCTCATCCGCGCGATGTACAGGTGGTCTCGGACCCAGCGCTCGCTCTGGCCGAGCCTGGCGGCGATCGCGGCGACCCGCTCATCGTCGGGGACCAGGTCGGGGTTTCTGTCGTAGAGCTCGCATACCGCGTCTGCTTTCTCTATGTCGCTCAGCGCCTCGCGGTGGAGGTTCTCGGTGAGCCTCGCGTCCGCGTCCGAAACGTCCGCCGGCACGACGACGGCGTTGATGTGCGTCCACTTCAGCATGTTCGCGGCCCGCATGCGGCGGAACCCGAAGACGAGCTCGTATGAGGCGAGTGCTCCGCCCTGGGTCTTGCGCTTGTCGTCGGGCAGGCGGCGAACCCCGACGGGCTGAAGCTGGCCCAGGCGGTGCATGGTCTCGGCCAGTTCATTCAGCGCCGTCGCTCCCTGCGGCGTGTCGTACGACCTGGCGTCGCGGTCGTTCTTCATCTCATCGACGATGATGTCGGCGATCGCGATCGACGCGGGCTCGGCGGTGCGGTATCCGCCGGCGTAAGGGATGCTCGGCGGCAGTGCGGCGGCGGCGGGCTCGGGCTTTGTGGCGGTCTTCGGCATGCGGGGCTCCTGTGGGTGTGGGGGCGAATCCCGCCGGCGGCCTTGCGGACGCCGGCGAGGTGTGGTCAGCGGGGAGCGTCGGTGAGGGTCGGGTTGGCAGGATTGCGACGCTCAGAAAACGCGCCGAGCGGCTTGGTCAAGTCCGGCCACTCGGCCCAGTACCCGATGCCACGCTCGCCCATGTGGCTGCGCTGCTCATCGGTCAGGGCCTCGCACAGCGGGATCTCGAACGTGTTCGAGCTCGCTCGCATGATCGCGGCTTCGTGCGGCTGGGTCGTGTCGAGCCACGTGTGAACAACGACCTTCCTGTACTCGCCCTCCGGGCCGATGTGCGGCCCGCTGCTGCTGATGACGACGCCCGGCCGCGGCCCTTCCCACTCGGCCCCGAAGACGAGGACGATCCGGCCTGTCGAAACCTCCCGCTTGCTGAAGATGCTGCTCTGCTCTGCGTTCTGCTCTGGCATGTGCTACTCCTGAGTGTGCTTGCGGCCACGCGCCGCCGAATCCCTCGCCGCGGGCTTTCGCCTGCGGCGGGGAGGAGAGAGAGATCAGCGGGACTTGGCGGGCTTCTTCGCGGCCTTCTTCTTGGCCGGCTTCTTGGGCTTCTCGGTGGGCGAGGCCTCGGGCTCCGCGGCAGGCGTGAAGGGCACGCGGCGATCCTCGGGCCAGCCCATCATGATGTGAAGCTCGGCGACTCCGAAGAGCGTCTCGAACGCGTCCTGGTTGCGGGCGAAGATGCGCAACAGGGCGTTCCACATCCGCTCGCCTCCGGAGAGGCGCAGGCGTTCGGCGATGATGGAGCCGAGGTGGCCCCAGACCTCCGAGTGCAGATCGGGGAGACTGGTGAGGATCGCCGGCGCATCGGCACTGGTCTCGAACACATGGCGGAGCTTGCGGATCAGGCGGTCGGGCGTGCCCAGGCCCCAGCTCGCAAGCTGGTCGAGCGCCTCCTGGACATCGTCCTCGTCGATGTTGTTGATCGCGGCCGGCCCCACGCTCGCGGTCCAGGGCACGGTCAACCAGGCGTGATCGAACCCCGCCTCTGCGAGCTCATCGCCGAGCCAGACCTCGGCGGTCGGGTCTGCGTCAGGCGCGGCGCCCTGGCTATCGGCGTCGTCGTCGTCGTCAGTCTGCTTCGGCTTTTCGATCGCCGGCAGGCGGATGTCGCCGCCCTTGATGTCCGTCGCGATGCCGCGGCGAGCGCAGAAGTCCGCGAGGCAGTCGCGTAGGTGGTCGAGTTGCTCCGGCGTGATCTCGCCGGCGAGCATGGCCTGCTTGACGGCCTGGCCCTCGTGCTGGTCCATGGCCTCTTTGACGGTGCGCATGCCGACTTTCAGCCATGCGGCCGAGTACATCTCGCCCATCAGGTCTCGCAGCTCAACGGCCTCCCACGCCCGGGGGTCGGGCTTGAAGCCGTCGGCGAGCCCTCCATCGCACGCACGATCGACCAGGTCGAACAGGTCCTGCGTCATCTTCTTCGTCAGGTCGAGTTCGGATCGGCGCTGGCGATCGAGGTTCGTGAACGTTGCCTTTGCGCGGCGGAGGTCCATCGCGATGCCGGCGACGCGCTCGAGGAGTGCGGGGTCTGCGTGGGCGTCCTTCTCCTCGGGGAGCTCGTCGAGCGACTTGCTCAGCGTCTCCTCGCGGTCCTTCACCGCGCCCTTTGCCTGGTTCCAGTCCTCCTCCATCTCGGCGACGCGGGCCTGGCTGGCCTTCACTCCGTCGCGAAGGGTGATGATGCGGATCGTCGTGGTTGCGTCGAAAGCCATTGCGTGGTTCCTGCTCGGTGTGGTGTGTCGCCGGCCGCACGGCCGGCGTGCGTCAGGCCTTGGCGGCCGTCGGTTGCTGAGTTGTGTTGGTCGGCGCGGTAAACGCGGTGTGCTCGGCGAAGTCGAGCAGCTCGCGGCGGCCGTCCCTTATGCCCCAGCGGGCTGAGATGCGTTTGCCCTTGAACGACTCGATCGAGGTGCTGAAGGTGAACATGTCACCGGCCTCGGTTCTGACCTTGAAGAGCACCCAGGCCTGCCCTTTCGCCGTCGTGCCGTTCTTCACGGCTTGGACCTCCATCACGGTGAGGATGCCCGTCTGCTCGCCCTTCTTGGCGGCCGGCTGTTCATCGCGCTGGCGCTCGGCCCTCGCGGCGGCGTCGGCGGCATCGGCGGCGGAGCCTCGGGCACGCGTGGGCTTGGGCTTCGTCGGCGCTGCTGGTGTCTCCCGGCCGGGCTGCGCGGTCGGGGGTTGCGGAGTGGGGGGCGGAGGCGGTGTAGATGCAGCCGGAGCCGACTCACCACGGGTGGGGGTCTCGGCGACGGGGGCGGTCGTGGTGGCGGAGGCCTTGGCGGCGGGCTTCGGGGCCGGCAGGTCCGCGGGCTTGCGGCCCGCGGCCTGGTGCTGCTGAAGCAGCTCGATCATGCGGAGGCACTCGTCAGGCTCCGCTTTGCGCGCGGTCAGGTCGATGCCGATCTGTGCGCCCAGGCAGTGGACGATTCGGCGGACCTCGGCGTTGATCTCGTCCACCGTGCCTGGCATCTGCCCGGCCCACTGCTTGACCGCCTGGACGAGTCGTGGCGCTGGGAGCAGCCGATCGTCCACCCCGACCGGGCGAGGGGCGGGGTCGATGACCTCGGCTCCGTCCCTCAGCCAGCCGATCAGCCGCCGGCCGAACGCCTCGTCGGGCTTCTCCATCATTTCGTTGTGCAGATCGCTCCAGCGTGTCTTCGTCACCGTCATGATGGCCCCGTCCATCTTGACGCCGATGTCGAACTCGTACTCCATGCCGTCGCGCTGGATCGGAGCCATGCCAAGCCGACGCACGGTGGTCTTGCCGTCGACGACCTCCTGGACGTGCTCCATCTTCTCTCGCAGCGTGACCAGCAGGTGGCACTTGCAACGGAGCATGGTCTCGACGAACTGGTTGTGCAGCGGCGTGACCTCGCGCCAGGCGGTGAAGCCCTTCGGGTCGCCGCTCTTGGTCCGGGCTCGATCGACGCGGTCGAGCGCTCCGTCCTTGCCCGACCAGGCGTGCGTGGCGGAGTCGATGATGATCACACCGTATCCCGCGGCCTCCGCGGCCTCGATCGCCTTGCAGTACTCGCTCGGGCTGAATGAGGTGAGGTTGACCTGGTCAAACTTGAACCTGTCGGCGTAGAGCGAAGACGAGTAGTTCTCGGTGTCGATGAACGCGATCGGCTTGCCGATCGCCTCCGAGATGCCCGTGGCGATCCGCAGGGCGGAGTAGGTCTTGCCGCTGTTGGTCGCGCCCGACAGCACCATGCGGAGCAGGCGCTGAGACTTCTGTGCGGGCTTGAAGACGTACGTCATCGGTGCTCCTGGTCTCGTGGCGTTGTGGGGTGGTGTCGCAGCGGGCGCTCAGCTCGCCCGGCGGGCCTGGGCGGTCTCAAGCTCGCGTGTCAGGTAGAGGAGACGATCGGCCTGCATCTGTGCGGTGCGGGCTCGCGCGTCGCTCTCAGCTTGGATCTGGCGCACCTGCTGCTCGAGCTTGTTGACGCTCTCGAGCGCGTCGGCCTGCAGTTCAGCAAGCTCACGGCGCGTCGCTTCAAGCTCGCCGGCTCCCCGGAACCAGCCGAGCGTGTACCCGACTCCGAAGCTGGCGGCCAGCACGCCGCTGACTGCGAAGAAGATGAGCAGGGGTTCGAGGTTCGGCATCATCGGTTGTCTCCGTTGTGAGGTGCGGTGGGGTCGCCGAGTGCGGCGATCGCGAGGCTGATTGAGTGGTGGTTGCCGGGCTTCCAGGCGTCGGCGTGCCAGTGCGCCCTGGCGAAGGCGACGAACGCGGCAAGGTCGGCGGTGGCGCGGGCGTAGGCCGGCTCGAGCTCCTGCTCGTCGAGGACGGCCTCGGCCAGGACCATCTCGATCGACGTCGGCTCCGGCGCGCTGGCCGGCATCGGCGGCGCGGCGACCGATAACTGCGTGGGTGAGGGCGTGGTGGGGTCAGAGAGGCTGTACAAGGTTGGGCCTCGCGGGGTCGGTTTGGGGTGTGTGGGAGTGGGGAGGGCGACACTCAGACACCGGCGCTCAGATCGCGGCGGCGTTGGTGGTCGAAAGCCCCGGCGAGAACCGCCGGGGCTCGTGGTCATGCATCAGGAGGCGGCGGCTCGCGTGCTCGCCAAGACTCGCGCGGCTTCGAAGGCGTCATCGCTCGGGACCGGCGCGTAGAGCTCGGTCGTGCGGCTGCTGCGATGTCCCAGCAGTGCCGCAGCCGCATCGAGGCCCGCCTTCGGGCGCACGGCCCTGGCCGCGGCGTGTCGGATCGCGTGCGTCGAGAATCGCTCAACACCGGCCTTCGCGCATGCCGAGTCGATCGCCCGCTGCAGCCACTGGCGGCTCCGCTTCTGCCCGCGAGGGTTCAACGGGCGGAACACATACTCGCCTCCGCTGGTTCGGAGTGCTCGCCTGACGGCCGTCAGCGCCGGCCCGACGAGGGGGATGAGGCGCGTGTGCCCCCGGTGGGCGTTTTTGTGCTGCCTCTTGGCGATGTACGCCTGGCGGCCCAGGTGCAGCTCGTCGCGGCGGAGCGTGAGCACTTCGCCGACCCTGCAGCCCGTCGCCGCCATGACCGCGACGACGTCGGCGTGGTGCTTGGGCATCAGCCCGACCAGGCGGCGGATCTGCTGGAGGCTCGGGACGTTCTTCTCCGCCGGCTTCCTGGCGGCGCTCTCCCTGGCGGCGAGGGGCAGGACGCTCAGCGCCGAAGCCGCGTCGGCGGCGGTCATGATCTCGCGCTCAACGGCCCAGCGGAGCATGCGCTGGACTCGGAGCGTCTGCTGGTTCGTGTAGCCGTGCGACCAGTCGCGCTTCGTGATCTGTTCATCTCGCCAGGCCTTGAGCGCCTTGGCCGTGATGTCCTCGGCCGCGGCCTTGTCGCCGAAGCTCTCGAGCAGGGCTCGCATGGTGCTTCGAATGTTCGCGGCCTCGCCGGTCGGTGAGCCATCGGCGCGGCGGTAGTACTTCTCGGCGTGCGCGCAGTACGTCACGACGAGCCGCTTGAGCGGCGTGCATTGCTTTGAGGGCATGGGGGTGCCTCGATGTCGCGCGAGACTGAGTTCGTCGTCTGGGCCTCGCGCGGGCTCCGGCGGCGGCCGAGTTGCTAAGGCTCGGCGACACCACTTTACGTTTCCGCGGCCCGCTGTCAAGCCCGAGAAGATCGAGGCTGGTAGTATGTGCGGGCGCGGCGATGGCCACGGCTGGCAGCCTCGTGACGCTGAGGATCAGACAACGGCGCTCAGATTCCCAAGCTGAATGTCGGGAGTTCGATCCTCCTCGCCCGCTTT